GGCATAGGCGCCGCGCCAAGCGTAAGCCCGCGGGCGAAAAGCCAGTAAGTCCGATAGCCGATCTTCGCGGCATGAAGGACGCCGCGAACCGACTCGCCGAGCTCGCGGCAGAGCTCGATCTGCTGCAGGAGGAAGAGAGCCGTCGCTGGCGACCACTTGAGCCGCTTGCCACTCGCGTCGTAGCAGCGATCGATGAGCCGGTTCGCGATCGCCTGCCCATCGGGGCCGTGCATCGTTGGGGTCTTGAGCTTGATCGGATTCGTCATGCGCAGTGACTCTCGCACGAAGCGTCAGCGAGAGCTAGCGATCGGCCGCGAGATGAGGCAACATGCAGCGCATGACGTTCCCGATCGTGTTTGTCAGCGAGACGCCATCTTGCAACGCTTCGCTCTCGAACTTGTGCGGGCGGTTGCTCACGCGCTGCATGAGGATCAACCTCTGCGAGGGTCCGTGGTCCGAAGAGCTCGCGCGCGTGGAGTGGCCGAAGCGGCTCGGCGAGATCTCCTCCCTCATCGAGCGCGAAATCAAGCCGAGCTGCGCACCCTCTACGACGCACCACGAGGCGCTCCGCCTGGTCTTCTACGGCGAGCGAGCGTCGGGCGCGGCGCGACTTACGGCCGCACCACGGGCCGTTTTGAGGCCCTGGGGAGCCATCGCGGGCCGGTGGGTCGAGGTGGCCGTCATCCCGCACGCGCGCGAGCTAAACCGCGATGCGACGCTGAGATGGCAAACTTCCGAATTCCTAAAAAACCTCTTGACGATCGCGGAGAAAACCGCGAAACTTGTGGAGCCGTGAAGTACGACCCAACGAATCCAGAGCACCGTGCAACCCTCGCCCGCGAACTGTCAGCGGCATTCTCCGCGAAGGGTTACAAGCCCCGTGTCACTCCTGCGCATGAAGAGGAGCAACTAGCGCTCATGCTGAAGAAGCAACTTCAGGTCCGCCTATACACCTCGGTCGTTGCAGGAGGCGCGCGGGCCGTCGGCGAGGACGCGATCCGCGTTTGCCTTGTCTATCTCAGGCGCGACGGAACACAGCAGGGGCTTGCTGGTGCGCAGCGTGTGAACCGCGTCGGCGAGATTCAAGACATCGTCAAGCGGGCCATGGATCGCGCAGCGGCTCTTGTGCTCAGTGCCGCGAATCTTCCGTGTTGTCACAAGTGCGGCTCGCCGCTGTTTACGGCGAAGTCCGGCAAAGATGTCTGCGCCGAGCTGTGTTGGAAGACGGCGAGGTAGCCGTACCCCCCGGTCGGTACTTTGCCAGGGCGATATACTTCTGGTCTGCTTCTAATATATTCTCGACGCTCGAGAGGCCTACAGGCAGGCCTCGATTATATCTCGAGATCTGGAAGAGGCAAAAATGACGAATCCGAATCGTGCGAAGTGCGCCGATTGCCCGCGAAGGACCACACGCGGCGCGGTCCGCTGCCGCGAGTGTGAGCGGCTGAAGAAGCGAGAAGTCGATCGCCGGTCTCCGATCGGACGTTGCTTGCGCGACGCAAGATCGCGAGCTCAGCTCAAGGGATGGGCCTTCGACATCGACGCTCCCTACCTCCTGCAAGTCCTCGCCGAGCAAGGTGGCCGCTGCTACTTCTTCGGGATCCCGCTGAGCACCGGCCCCGATCACGCGGGCTCTCCGAGTCGCATATCGATCGATCGGATCGACGGGCGCCGAGGCTACGTGCGAGGCAACGTGATCTTGACCTCGCAAGCCGCGAACCTCGGCCGCAACGTGCATAGCGTCCGAGCCTTCGCGAGGTTTGCACGAGAGATCAAGGCTACCTGCGGATCTTCGGCGGCTCAGGATTCCATGCGAGCGACCTGTCACGCGAACGTCCGATCGCTCATGATCACCGGCCCGATCGACGACGTGGAGCCGATCGAAGCGCAGATCATGAGGATGCACCCAGGTCGTGTGCGGGGCGTGAGCGCTGCTCCTATCCGGAGTGTAGTTTGCCTCCTGTCACACGAAGCGGCCGACGCGTTGCTGAAGCAACTTGCACACGCTCCGCGGATCACGGCGATGGACAACACAGGAGCGTGCAATGCCTGAAGCGAAGAAGCGCAAACCGAAGACGTCGAAGAAGACCGACGCTGGACCACTCGAGATTACTGGAGGTGATCAAGGTAAGAAGACCCTCGCGTTCGAGCGAGCTGCTGCGATCCTAGCCGAGCGAGACGACAAGCCGTCCGGAGTCATCGCGCAGTGGAAGGCGATCCACAAGAGCGCTTGCGAGTCAGACGCGGACGCGTGGCTCGAGGCTCACCGGGCCGAGACGTTGTGGGCGCGCGAGCTCTTGGCCGGCGATCCGCACTTCGCGATCCTTGCAGATACAGAGACCACGAGGACCGGCGCGGACGCCGAGATCATCGACGTTGGCGCAGTGTTTCTCGATGGATCGATCGCCTTTGACTCCCTGGTCAAGCCAACGTTACCGATCGCTGCGAAAGCTTCGGCGATCCACGGAATCTCGCAAGCCGACGTCGAGTCAGCTCGCAGCTTCGCCGAGATCCTCCCCGTTATCCAGGAGGCTTGCGACGAGGCGCAGCTTTTCATCGCTTACAACGGAGAGTTCGACCGGCGAGTCATTGAACAGTCCGCCTATTATGCAGGTCGAGACGTCAAGCTTCCGCCTTCGCTTGATCCAGACGTGATGGTGCGGTTCGCGAAGTGGGTAGGAGATTGGGATCCACGTTGGCAACACTACAAGTGGCACCGGCTAGAATCCGGCCACCGAGCGATGGGTGACGCGCAAGCGATCTTGCGGTTGCTCAAAGCAATGGCAAGCTCGAAAGCTCCGGAGATGCCGCACCCGCTCGGGTAGGACGCATCATCGTCCGCGTGTTGCTCCCCGAGCCGCTTCCCGCGACGCCGACATTCCCGTTTGGGCGTCGTGCGCTCTCGGATTTCGTTCCTCCTCAATATGCAGTGAGGACCCGCAGCACGGCGTCGATCGACACGATCGTCCTACACCAGATGGGCTTCGAGTGGGACGAAGCGAATCTCATGTGGCGCAAGGTGCGGGCGCATTACGCGATTCATCGCAGCGGCCTGATCGACGAGCTCACGTTGATCGGGATCCGTATGCGTTACGGGAGCGGCGAGCTAAACCATCGCTGCATCACTGTCGAACATGAAGGAAACTTCGCGCAAAAGTATTGGCTCGGACGACCCAAGTTTTGGAATCCAGAGAAGTTTGGAAAAAGCTTCGTTGCTGATCACCCAGAGCAAGTGATCGCTTCGCGCGCGTTGCTCCGCGGTCTCGTCGCGGGGAATCCATCGATCAAGTTTATTGGAGCACACCGCCAAATCTCCGGAGGGAAAGGCGGGTGCCCTGGTCCGGATCTGTGGCGTGAAGTCGGCACGTGGGCGATCGATAACCTGGGGTTGCAGGAGATGCCTACTTGTCCTCACGGCTTGCTGATCACCGACGCTTGGCGCGGCTCGAGGCTCATCGATGGCTAGCAGCAAGCCGAAGCGAGGCCGCCCTCCGATCGAAAGATTCTGGTCCTTGCTGCAGCAAGGATCCTCCGCAGAAGACATCCAGTCTGCGATGGATCTTGACGAGGAACAATACGAACTTCTGCGCGCGAAGACCATCGAGGCGAAGGCCGCGGAGCTTCGCAGTCGTCCGCCCGAGGCGGTGTTCGTTGAATACTTCGCGGGTCAAGCGTCTGTCCTCGCAACGCTTGCCAAAACGATCCAAGCGCTCGAGCGCGACATGGAGATTGATGGCGCGGCCCCGAAGTGTGCGGCGCCCATGGTCCAAGCGTTGCGGCTCAAGTCCGATATTCTCGGCGAGCTCGTGAAAACAGGTCAAGCGCTCGGCGTGACAAGCAAGGCCGCGGATCGCCTGCAAGTCATCGGCGGTCTCTCGGTGTCAGCGCTTGGACGTGACGATCTCAAGCGCCTCTTTGCTGAAGAAGCGTCGAAGATGCACGAGCTACTTGCCGACGCTGTACCGTTTGGGAAGGTACGCGTCGGCGAGCTTCACTATGGGCCATCCGGAGATCCGGACGCGGTTGTCGACGTTCCGGACGAGCCCGATTGATTCGCGTAACCTCCTGCGAGGAGACAAAATCATGGCTGGAAGTTCCAGGGTGTTTCGAGATGCGACGATCGGCACGGGTGCGCCACAGACGATCGCGGTTCCGGGTTTCGCCCCGGTCAAGATCCGCGTGACCAACCGAAACGGCCACGTGTGGGAGTGGCAGGACTCGATGCCCGCTGGCTCTGCCTATAAGCAGATCATCGCTGGCGATCGAACCTACGTCGCAACGAACGGCATCACCGCGACTGCGAAGGGCTTCACGATCGGGTCCGACGGCAACTCGACCGTGAATGCGGCGAGCACCGTCCTCGACTACGAGGTCTGGGAAACCTAATGGTATCCGTCGCTGCCATCCAGGAGGCTCCCTCATACTCGCTGCATAGGCGAGTCACGGCCGTCGACTCCACTGCCATCACGGATTCCACACGCGGGCTCCCTGCGCATGGATATCAGTCCGTGCACGTGCAAGTGATCCCGGATGGCGGCGATCCTTCGGTCGAGGTTTTGTTCTGGTCCGAAGCTGCCGGGAAGTTCATCTCGGAGCACGTGCCGATCACGAAGGCGGGCAAGGGCGTCGACGTTCCCTATGAGTTCACCGTCGAGGCCCGCGGGCGTCGCATCTTTATCAAAGTCGGAACGATGGCGGCCGGCACATGTGAGGTGTGGCTCGCGGTCTGGAATCCGTGAAGCTACAAGAGATCGCGAAGATCGACCCGCACCGTATCGGAGACCCTCGGGCCGCCGATGCGGTGCATCGCATTGCTGAGCTTGCGAAACTCGATCCAGAAAAACTCGACTCCGCGGAGCACTCTGAGATCGTCACCGCTTGGCAAGCACGTCGAGCGATACGTCTTGCTGTGCTGAAGTATCAGATCGTTGATCTGCAACGCGTGGACCTCCTGGCGACGGAAGTCCTCGGGTATCAGGCGAAGCCGTTTCACAAGCATATGATGCAGTTCCAGCTACTGCATCGCGACAACTTGCAGCTCGTGTTTCGTGGCGCAGGCAAGTCGGTTACTTGCACGATCACGAAGATCATTTGGTATCTCGCAGTTTGGAGGCAGGCGAGGATCGTGCTCGCCTCAAAGAAGCACGAGAACGCAACGAAGTTCCTCTCAGCCGTCCGACATCACCTCACAGGAAACGAACTGCTCATCGAGCTCTTCGGGCACTTCAAAGATCCCGATCCTCGGAGCACGCTCACCTGGAACGAAGGTGCGATCCGCGTCCTCGGATCGGACATGACGAAGGCCGAGCAGTCCGTGACGTGCGTCGGCGTTGACGGATCCGTGGCGGGTGGTCACTTCGACGTCGAGTTTTCTGACGACATCGTTGACAACAAAAATACGCAAACACAAGCGATGCGTCAGAAGACGCTCGACTGGTATTACTCCGTTCTAGATCCCTGCATGGAGCCGTCCGAGCCTGGTCTCCCGTATCGCGGCGATCGTAACCGGCTTGGCACTCGCTACCACCCCGACGATCTGTACGGTCACTGGATCGAAATGAACGCGGAGGAAGAGCGGGCAGGCAAGCCGCCGCTTATGGCGATCAACGTGATTCCAGCGCTTGACGATCAAGGCCGCAGTCCGTGGCCCGAAAAATGGCACCCCGACAAGCTCATGGCGCGTCGTAGGAAGTACGGCCAGCTAATCTTCGGCGCGCAGTATCAGTGCAACACTGACGCAATGAAGGGATCGATCATCCAGTACGATGATTGCCAACCCATCGAGGCTCACGAAGTCCAAGCGCTGCGCGACGCGGGCAAGCTTGACTGCTACATGGGGATCGACCTTGCGATCAGCGAGAAGCAGGAAGCCGACAAGTTCGCCCTGGTCGTGATCGGCGTTGACTCCGCGAAAAACGTTTACGTCTTCCATCACTACAGCGCACGAATCACCTTCAAAAAGCAGCAGGAGAAGATCGTCGAGGCCTGGAAAAACTTTGGAGTCACAAGGATCGCGATCGAGAAAAACGGATTCCAGGGGGCGCAGATTGGCGACTTGCGCAGGCTGTATCCGGACATTCCGATCCGGCCGATCCAGCAAGCTGTCGATAAGCAGATCCGAGCAAACAAGCTCTCGGCGATTTTCGAGGCGCGCAAGGTCTTCTTTGTGCGAGGTATGGACATCGTGATCGAGCAGTGCGTCATGATGCCGAATTCTCCGCATGATGATAGCTTCGACGCGCTCGAGCTTGCGGTGACTGCGAGCAAGTCCCGCGTTCGCAAGGACAGGGAAGAGCCGGGGGTTCTATGAAGATTTTACGCGCAACGCGAGACCTCGATCTCGAGGCAGTGCTGATCAAAGCTGCAGGAGGTGCACTCGGACAGTCCGATCAGCCGTCATTCGCGGCGACTTTGGGAAAGGGTGATCGCGAAGCTGCGAAGAATTCAAACGACGAATCTGCGACTGAAGGCATAGACCTCGGGACGATCATCCTTCCGCCTCATTCGCTGCAGTGGCTCTCGTCGCTCGTCGACGATAGCGACGAGCTCGGACAGTGCATCTCGGCAGTTGTGCAAGGGACCGTCGGTCGTGGGTATCGGCTCATCCCCAACTTTCCGGAATCCGTGGTGCCTCCGGAGCTCGAGGCGGAAGTCGCAAAAGAGCGAGCTCGCATCGATACCTTCCTGAGCTATGCAGGGACCGTCGACGACTTTTTGACGATCGCTGAAAAGTGCATGACCGACGATTCCCTAATCGGGAATTGGTACATGGAAGTGATCCGCAACGGCTTGGGCGACATCATGGGTCTCGAGCATGTTGTGGGCGCACAAGTTCACCACGGAAAACTTGATCCGAATCCGATTCAAGTTGAGATCCCGATCAGGATCGTTGACGCTAAAGGGCGTCCTTCGATCTCGAAGCGAAAGCAGATGCAGCGCTTCCGCTTGTTTGTGCAGGAGGCCGTTACTGTTTTCGGGACGCGAGCAACGACTCGCTTCGCGGTCTGGTTCAAGGAATTTGGGGATCCTCGCAACTATCATTGCGACACTGGCAAGCTCCTCTCGACGAAAGAAGAGATCGATCAAGCGAAGCAAAACAACAAACTCGCGGGCGAGATCATTCACTGCTCGAGTTACAACCCCAGCGGCAGTTCTTACGGCAAGCCTCCATTCATCGGAGCTTTGTACTCGATCGCTGCAGCTCGCGCCGCTGACAAGATCAACTTTTCCACGATCAGAAATAACATGGTGCCGAGCTGCGCCATCCTCGTGAGCGGAGGGACGCTCACGCCAGGCAGCGTCAAGCGCATGGAATCCTTCGTCGAGGGATCCGTGAAGGGCAACGACAACTATTCGAAGATGGTTCTACTCGAGGCCGAGTCGTTCTTCCAGGACGATCAAACGACCGCAGTCAAGATCGACATCAAACCTCTCGCGCATCTACAGCGAGACGACGGCATGTTCCTAAAGCTGAAGCAGGATTGTCGCGACGCTGTACGTGCAAGCTTCCGGCTTCCTCCGATCCTTGTCGGGCGATCTGCGGAGTGGACTGGCGCCGTGATCAGCGGCGCGAGGCGCCTCGCGGATGAAGTTGTGTTCGCTCCGCGCCGCTCGAAGTTCGAGCGCGTAGTGAATCGCCGGATCATGTCTGCAATCGGTTGCGTGTATCATCGATTCGAGCTGAACGTTCCCAACACAACCGACAACGCTGAGCTCGTCGCTTTGCTTGCGAACGTGGAGAAGACCGGCGCCGTTACTCCGCGGATCGCAAGGATGATTGTCGAGCGAGTGCTCGGGATGGATCTTCCGGAGTTCCCGCCGGGCTTCGACGCGGACACAGCATTCTCCCTGCAAATGGCTGAAGCAGTGAAGAGCCAGGCGGACGCCGCAGAGCCAGGGCAGATGGTGACGGCGCTAAAAGCTCGCGTGATCCTGGATGCTCTGCGGAAGCAACTCGGCGACACGATCACGGAATCCGCGGAGTGAGATCGGCAAGCTCGAGCCGCACTTGAGAGCAAGTGCGGCAGCCTCGCGCTCGAGCCGACGAGCGAGCGCCGTACAGTAACGGCGATGAGGACCGCACGAGTCAAGGGTGAAGCAGCACCAACCCAGCCGCAGTCGATGGATCCCGAGATCCTCGACGCGAGCCGCATCGTGCCGTTCCACAAAAGCACGACCGCCGATCGCATCCTCTTCGGCGTTGCCTTTCGTCCGAGCGTCCCCGACGCCCACGGCGACGAGGCGGACCCCACCGTCGTACGCAAGGCGGCACACGACTTCCTCGCCGGTTACGGCTCCGACAACGGCCTATCGATCCAGCACTCCGACATGAATCCTCCGCTCTCGCTCGTCGAGAGCTACGTCGCCGAAGAGGACGGAACACCGCACGGCGTCCAAGTTCTCAAGGGTGACTGGGCGATCGGCGTGCGCGTGGACGACGACGCGTTGTGGGCCGAATCAACGGGCGACGATCGCAAGTATACCGGTTTTTCGATCGGTGGAATCGGTCGCATGCAAGCCGTTCCGCAGGAAGCTGCGGCTGAGCCTGTCACGAAGTCGGAATCCGGCGAAGTCGCGATCGCGAAAGCTGCTGACGGATCCTCAAAGCCGAGGGTCCTTCGCAAATACCTCTCCGCGTCGATCCAACACATCGCCCTGGTCGACGCCGGAGCGAATCAACTCGTAAACGTCCCGATCGTCAAGAGGCTCAACATGTCGGATCCGAAGACTCCCGCGGCCGAGGTCGCTGCCACCATCGAGGTTGCGGCTCCTGCTGCTGCCAAGGTTCCCGATCCGATCGTGGCGACTCCCGTCGTTCCCGAGCCGGTCGTGAAGGCGAAGCGCATCACCCCGAAGCGACTCGAAGCTGCGAAGCAGATCCTTGCGGCTCATGCCGCTCTCGTCGCCGACATGGAGGCCTCGGATCCGGAGGAAGCTTCGAGCGAAGCTCCCGCAGGCGAGGCCGCTCCCGTCGCGAAGGCTGCAGAGATCAAGGCTCCGATCGATGTCGCCGCGATCGTGCAAGAGGCGGTCTCGAAGGCTCTCGCCGCGAGCGACGAGAAGCATGCAGCCGCCATCGCTGAGATCAGCAAAGCGAATGCCGCCATGAAGTCGCAGATCGACGAGCTCGCGTCCATTCGTCCGATCAGCAAGTCCGCGAGCGGCGATTCTCCGACTCCCGCACCCGCGAAGAGGTCGGTCTTCGATTCACTTTTCACCCCCGGCAAGTAACCAGCGCAGCAGCAGGAATCCATATCATGAGCAACGACAACGCAGAGCTCGAGCAGAAGGTCAACAAGTCGCTGGTTGCGGTGGATTCGTTCACCACGGCCGGCAAGATGAATCCCGTTCAAGAGAAGGTCTTCCTGGATTGGGTCATCGATATCACGAACCTGCGAGATCAGGTGCGCATCGTCCGGTTCAAGCCGGAGGAGATGAAGATCGAGAAGATCGCCGTCGGCGAGCGCGTGGCGATGCCCGCGGATGAGGCGAAGGATCCCGGCATGCGTCGCGGCGTCACGACCACGAAGGTCACGCTTCGCCCCGAGGAGTTCATCGTGCCCTTCGAGATCTCGCAGCGCGCGACCGAGATCAACATCGAGGGCGAAGGCCTCGTGGATCACATCGTCAAGATGATGGCCACGCAGACCGCGAACAACCTCGAAGAGCTCTTCATCAACGCGAATAAGCTCAAGCCTGCGATCGACGAGTTCACCTACAAGGGCGAGGGCGCGACCGATCGGCACGTGACCGACAACTTCCTGGGCAAGCTCGACGGCTGGTCCTTGCTCGCGAACTCCGGACACATCGTCGACTTCGCCGGCTTGCCGATGAGTGCCGACGTCTTCGACCAGGCGATCCAGGCGATGCCGATCAAGTATCGGCGCGGCCTTAGCGATATGCGCGTGCTGATCAGCCCGAACCTGTGGCAGAAGTTCAAGAGCAAGACCGGCACGCGAACCGGCGCGCTCGGCGATGCCGTGCTCGCGGGCGGCAGTTACAAGCCGTTCGGTCTCACGGTCCTCGAGTGCAACCTGTGGCCCATGGAGCCGCTGCAGGTCGAGCACATCGTCTTGAATGGCCTCACCCCGACGGCACTCGGCTCGATCAACGTCTCGAACGTCCTGATCCACCCGACCACGCTCGCGCAGACCGCAACACTGCCCTACATCCTGGACACGGACTACACCCTCGACGCTGCGACCGGGCAGATCACGAGGATCGGCGGTGCCGGAATCTCCGACGGCCAGACCGTGAAGGTCACCTACAACGCCGCTCCGCAGATCATCCTCACCCATCGTGACAACCTGATCGTCGCCTTCGGTCGCGACATCACGATGGAGCGCGACCGCGAGATCTATCGCCGCGTGACTCAGTTCGCGATCACCGTCGCCTGCGACGTGCAGGTGCAGAACCCCGACGCCATCGTCAAGGTCATCAATATCGGCCTCGGCTGATCGATGACCGCGAGATCGGTCTAACGTGAGGGCGACCGGATTCCGATCCGGTCGCCCTTTCCTCTTTGTGGAGAATCAAGACAATGGCTACTGCTCGTGTGAAACTCGTTGGAATGGCCTCTTACACTCACGCGGGCGTCAAGCTCGTGAAGGACAAGGCGGTCGAGATCTCCGGCGAATCGTTGATCCGTCATTACGAAGCGATGCGTGGTCGCGTGGATGTCATGCGCATCGCTGACAAAAAGAGCGCCAAGGTCGAAGCCGTCGAGGAATCCAAGGCGCCCGCATCGACGCTGCTTCCGTGGAGTCACAAAAGCACCGTCGCGGAACTTCGCGACGCTCTGCGCTCGCGAGATGTCGCCTTCGGCGACGAGACCCGCGCGCAGCTCCTGGCGATCCTGCAAGAGCTCGAGCCATCGAAGGGTGAGGGCTGATCATGAAGCGCCTCTCGATTCCAAGTTCCGCGGCTCCGCAGTGCCTCGAGATCCCGGAGGGAATCGAGAGGTCGCGCAAGGGCTCCATTCACATCCAGCCAGGGCTTACGCTCACCGTCACCGACGGCGAAGCTGAGATCGTGCTGCGAAACGTCGCTGGTGTGCGCGTCTCGAAACAGCGCGCGCAGCCCGAAGTCGTCGCGCAGCAACCTGAGGTGCAACTGGCTGAAGTCGTCGCGCAGCCCGAAGTCATCGACACGAGCGCTGGCCTCGAGGTGTCACGTCGCAAGCGCAAGGATCCACAATGAAGATCGCACAGGATACGAAGATCGCAAAGTCCCTGAACCTTCCCGCAGGCACGTCGCTCGATGAGCTTCGCGATCTGATCGGCAAGGCCTGCAGCGAGTGGGCCGCAAGCGTCGCCGGATTCGACGGCGGCTATGTCGTCGAGGTCTACAACGACGAAGTCGTTTACTGCGTTTGGCTCGAGGCGCCGGACGGATCGAAATACTACAAGCTCTCCTGGAAGAGCGAAGGGCGCAGCGTCACAGTCGCCGATCCGCTCGAGGTCGTGCGGGCCACTTCGTTCGTTGCGATCTCGAAGGCCGCGGAGCTCTCAGAGGTTGTGAAAGTTCCTCCTGCGACCACGTCGATCTTCGATTCGCTGCTGAAGGGATGATCGATGGCGTACGCGACGCTCGAGCAAGCGAGGGCCTTCGGGATCACCGTAGCGATGGTCTCCGACGCGGACTTTCCCGAAGTCCTCGCGCTCTGGTCGCGCGTCATCGATCGCGCAACCGGGCAATGGTTCGAGCCTCGGACGATAACCGCTTACTTCGATGGCAACTCGCAAGATGAGATGCATCTCGACGTTCCGATCATCGCGATCACCTCGTTGCGTATCAACGGATCCGCGACTGCGCTCGCAGCCGACAAGTTCTACGCGTACACCTCGCGATCGATCCCCGACGATCGTCACGATCCGCGGATCGCACTCGAGGCCGACGTCTTCGAGCGAGGCCGCAAGAATCAAGTAATCGTCGGGTCCTTCGGATACGTCGAAGGAGCGGACGATGCGGAGATCGCAGACCTTGAAACGCCCGCGCCGATCCGTCGCGCCGTTCTCAAGCTCATGCTCGAGAAACTGCAAGTGGACCTCGAGGCGAAGGGCGAGGCGGAGGAAGACAAGTTCGTCGGTCAAGGTCCTGTGATCGAAGAGGTCACGGATTCCCACTCGCGAAAATGGGGCGTTGCTTGGCTGAAGTCGACGCGCCCCGGTTCGCTTGCAGGTATCACACAGGATCCTGAGATCAACCGGATCGTCATGTTGTATCGTCGCCCGATGATCGTAGGGATCATCGGAGGAGGCTGGGATCAATGATCCCGAAGTTGCTGCATCCTGTCAGCGTCATTGTTGAGAAGCGGATGAAAGCGCAGAACACCGCGTCTCAGTTCGACGACGACTTCCGTGAGGAGATCGCAGACGCGAAGTACGGCGCGCCGTTTACCATGCGTTGCCAGGTGGAGTATCGCAAGGGGATCGACGTGCGTCCGGGCTCACTCATGCAGGAGCAACAAACGGGCGGTCCGGATTTTCAGGACGAGGGATATCTCTTGTTTCGCCGCCGTGATCTTGATGCTGCCGGATGGAATCCGGAGCCCGGCGATCGCTTCACGCGGATCGATGATCGCGAAGTCGATCTATACGTTGCGTCGCTCTCCCTGCAAGGTCACTCGTCTGGCAAATCTCAGCTTCGCAAGTGTTACTTTACAGATCGTGCGCCGACGTGAGTGCTACGATCAAGCTCACAGGCGAGTGGGCTTCGCTGAAGGCGCTTCTTGATCCTCGTCGGACGCGCCGCGAGGTTGATCAAGAAGCGATCAAGGCGCTTGCTAAGGTCGCGAAGAAGATCGCGAAGTCGGCGCTCGAGCGAGGAGGCCTCGACGCGAACGCACAGCTAACGCAGATCCTCAAAGGTCGCGACGATCCGGCAAAGGACACAGGGGAGATGCTCGCAGCGATCCGCGTCATCGTGCTTCCGCAGTTTCGCGGAGTGTGGGTAGGAATCCCGAAGGGTCATCGCAAGGCGCGTCTCGCTGAGCTTGTGCACGATGGCGCAACGATCGAAGTAACGGAAGCGATGCGTGGCATGTTCCGCATGCTCTGGATGGCAAGCGAGGGAAAACTTGATCCGAAGAAGCTAACCGGCCGAGCCGCTGCCTTGTGGAAAGTGAAGCAGACGGGCTGGCTTCCTTTGAAGCCAGAAACCGAGCACATCGTGATCGTCGAGCGTCCCTTCATGTCGCTAGCGTTTCAAGACCTCCACGGAATCGACTCTATCGGCGACGCGCTCCAGGGAGCTGTGCACAAGGCCCTACGCTCGCGCATGAGGTCCAAGCGATGAGCAAGATCACGATCAAGGGAGACTATGGGCGCGGCGGCTCAGGCTTGCACACCGCCTCTGGCGGAGATGACTTGGCCTCGGCCTTCGTTGCGATCTGCAAGTTCCTTCGCGACAACTTCGACGGCCCGGCCCGCTTCGCGCAAGGGCAGCTTACTTGCGTCGCGAAGGCTTCGCTCGTCGACGGCGACAACTTCACGCTTCCGACTGGCCACCAGTTCTGGTTCGACGTGGGCGGTGCTTACACTCCCGCGGGAGGCTACGACGCGACGAATGTTCGCCTGAACGTCTCCGGCGCAACGACTGCGGAGAGCGTCGCCGCGATCGTCAAGACGGCGATCAACGCGAGCGCGAGCACCACGAAGGCGATCACGACCGACGGGGCCGGCAAGCTCCTGCTCGCCGAGACCGTGGGCGGCTCTGCGAAGAATGGCGCAATCGTTGAGGCTGTCGCGAACGCTGGATTCCTCGTCCAGGGTATGTGGGGCGGGCTCGACGCCAACGCGTTCTCGGCGGTCATCACGATCCCCGCGTATCTCGGTTGATCGGTGGATCGCGAGATCATCACCTCGCTCGACGCAGACGCCGCCGAGCGCGAACTGTGGAACCTCTCCGGAGGTCTCCGCATCGACGCGCTCGGCGGCTTGACGCTCGTGGGGAAGCCGGGAAGCTACGCGATCAATACGTGGTCTCAGGCGGAGAGCCCGACCGCTTCGATCGGCGCAGCCCGTGAGTGGATCGCCATCGAGTTTGTGCACGAGCACAAGCGGCCTCCTGATTCTCCGTATCTCGCTACAGAGATCGAGGTGCGACTGCGAGTATCAGGCGCCTTGATCGAATGGGATGGCGCAGCGTGGATTCCAGCGGTCGGCTGGATGACATTCTCGCAAGCGTCGAGCGGGATCACGGAACTTCCACTCGGACCGACATCGGTCGTGATCCGCATGAGGACAAGTGACGCTCGCGTTGCGCCCACGCTTTCGCGGATCAAGCTTGCTGTCCTTTGCTACTTCGAGCACCTCGAGGATTACGTGTGGAGGAGTCTCCTGCATCGCATGAAGCAGGAGATCCGGCCTGTAGCGAGGATCGATGCAACGGCGGACGGAACGGACGAGGTAACACCTCGGAATCCGGAATCCTACGTGATCAAATCGATCGACGAGGCGCGAGACGTTGGCACTGCAGCTTCTCCAAGCGAGCCGGGGCCAAACCTCTTTGTTTCGTACGACGTGAACACGGGGATCGTTACGCTCTCGCAGAACGTGACAGCCGGTCGGATCGTGCGACTGTGGGCGCGTCATCAGGTGGCGACAACTGCAGTAGCAACCTCCCTTGATTTCTTCGAGGCGAACTCGGCTCCTGCGATCGGGATCTCGAACGTCGTGGAGGTAGAACGCGGGCAACTTCCCGATCGATCGGCGATCAACCATCACGATTCGATCGGCATCGTTGTGCCTGGTCCTGCTATGTCCGACGTAACATTCGACATCGAAGTTACTGCGGGGAAAGAGTGGGATCTACTGCAGCTCAAGTCGGAGCTACAGCGATTCTTCGGCGAAGGATCGCGACTCACCTCGGAAGCAACGGGCGAAGAATTCGACATGCAGATCACGAACCGCTGGCGCTCACAAGCGGCCCGCGGAATCCGCGGTCTCCATCGCGGAAGCATGGCAGCGCAGATCGTGAGCGCCCTATTTTTTGATCGCCGCTCCAGGATCGCCTATGGCGTGATCGGATTTGCGACGAGCCCCGCGAGCAACCTGGAGATCTGACATGGCAAACAAGGCATTCGGCGTCAAGCGTGCTGCAGGCGTTCGCACGGAAGAGGTCAGCGGCGGCAAGCCGATCGTTCCCGCTGAGCTCGGCTGGGTCGGATACGTCGGCGCGCTGCAGCGAGGCACCCCGAACACCTTGCTTCGCCTGATCTCGAAGAGCGATGCGAGCGCCAAGATCGGCGGACGCATCACGGCCGGCACACTCCCGGACGTGATCGAGGATTACTTCGACGAAGCGCAGGGATCCGGCGGAGTGCTCGCTGTGCGCGTGACCGACGGAAACGAAGTCGCTTCCGAGATCCCGGTCTATCAGCGTCGCGCGACTGGCACCGAGCAGCTCGGCGTGATCCGTGCTGCGAACGGTGGTCGATGGGGTGGCGCTGCTGCGCTGAAGGTCGCGTCGGTCGCTTTGCTCGCTGACATCGGCGAGACGGAATTGGATACCGGCCTCGTCATGAAGGTCGACGAATGGGCGGGCGCCGAGCTCGTGCTCGCGGGCGTCACAAACAAAGCCTATATCGTGATCGGCAACGATGCCGCGGGTGTACTTAGCGTTGCTGCGGATCGCAAGATGGCGTCGGATCTCGCTGCCGGAACGGACACGGGGAATCTCAAGTATTACCTCTCGCTTCCCGCCGGCTCTTCGCGTTGCGAGCTTCGCTTCGGCGACGGTGAGCAGGATCCGATCGGTCACTTCTCGCTCGAGGTCTACCTCGACGGGAATCAGGATCCGGTCGCGCGTTGGCCCGATCTGCATACAAATCCCGATCACCCAGACTTCTGGGAGACCACGATCAACGAAGATCCGCAGAATTACTACATCGAGGCGGAGCACACCTGGAGCGGAGCACACGACGCGAGCACGCGCCCCGCTGTACACTACGGAAGCTGGACGAGCCTCTCGAACACGGTGTTGGAGTTCACTCCCTGGACTTCGGCAGTCGATGGCACCGGCAACCCCACCTTTGTCCTCGGCACCACGACCGACGACCACGTCGAGCAAGTCATCGAGATCACCATGACCTCGGCGACGGCCTTTGACGCCGTGAGTGATCGCCTCGGCGCGCTCGGGTCCGGAACTTTTGGCGTCCTCTTCAATGCAGGGAATAAGTGGACGCCGATGATCACGATCAGCGCCGGCACCTCTGCGATGACGACCGGAGACAAGATCTTCGTGCACATGCGGCCGTTTGTGCCGTCCAAGCTGATCGGCGGATACGTCTACCCCGACAAGGCAACGAAGCCCCTGCTTCGCTACCGCGTGATCGGCAACGATCACAAGTCGATCACCGTCGGTAACGCGAGCAAGATGTCGACTGACGTTGCGCCGACCACGGGCACCGCGCCGAGTGGGAATGTGCAGTGCGTCGCGAAGGTCTCGCTTGCCGACGGCGACAAGGTGACGATTCCCGATGGCTACGTCTCGCCGACGTTCTACTTCGACGTTACCGGCGGCTATGTTCCCGCTGGCGGCTATGGTCCGCTGAAGATCCGCCTTGATGTTTCCACTGCGACCACGAATCAGGACGTGGCTGTCATCCTGCGCACCGCGATCCTTGCGATGCCCGCGTCGTACAAGATCACCAGCGCTGCGGTTCCGATCGGCGGTCTGCTGCTCCTGCAGCACGAGGAGATCGGCACGATTGGCAACGTCACGATCACGGAAGTTGTCGCGAATGCTGGCTTCACTGTCACCGGTATGTCGGGTGGTGTCGCGAACAGCTCGCGGGAGTTCATGATCGACGCGTTGCGCACGCTTCGCGGCGGTCGCGATGGCGTGAGCGAGCTCGAGGATTCGCACTTCGAGGCCGCGTGGGATCTCGACGCTTCTCCCTTCCTGCTCATGCAGAAGCAGAACTTTGGGCTCGTCAAGTTCGCCACGCCTGGCACGACTTCGGCGAGCGTGCAGTCGGCCGCGTTGCTCTTCGCGGAAGCTCGCAACTGCCAGCTTCGCGTCGAGATCCCCGCGAATGTCACCACGGAATCCGCGGCCGACGACTTCGTGACCGACTCCGGACTTCGCAGCGCTCGCAGCGTCTCGATCTATCCGAGTTTCGGCTATGTCGTGAATCCCGATGCGCAGAAGAAACTCAAGCTCGTGCCGCTTACCGGCATGATCCACGGTCTCGAGGCTCGCTATGCAGGGAGCGCCGAGGGTTATCACCTTCCTGCGGCTGGTGTCGACGCGGTACTTCCGCAGATCCGCAAGTTGACGATCGGCGACGCAATCCCCAATGAGGAATTCCTCAATCCCCGCGGCATCGCGGTGATCAAGCGGATCAAGACCGACTTCGTCGTGTGGGGAAACCGCACGCTGCAGGACGACGATCCCGACTGGAAGTGGAAGCATCAGCGCGAGCTCATGAGTGCATATGAGATCATGCTACGCGAGGGCAACGATGCCGTCATCTTCCAGCTCAACGATCCGAAGCTTCGAGACTCGCTCGTTGCGTCGCTGAATGACTTCTTCGGCCGCGAGTATGTGAAGGGCGCCCTCTCGAACCTCGTCGCGCCGAATGACGCATTCTCCGTCAAGATCGACTCCGAGAACAACCCAGCGGCGACCGTCGCCGACGGGATCCTCTACGCTGACATCCTCCTGTTACTGGTCGACGCCGTCGAGCAGTTCAGAATCCGGATCGGCAAGCGCGGCAGCTCCGCCACACAGGCCTGATAGGAGATCGCTAACATGAAAGAGAAAATTCTTCCAGGTCACATCCTCACGAACAAGTTTCGTCTGAAGATCGAAGGCGTTGCCGATCTGCAGCCGACTTCGGTCGGCGCGCTGAAGGACGAGACCACAAAGGTCGAACTGCCGGACAGCACGGCCGCGAGCGGTGCGCGTCGCAAGGCAACCGAGCTCACGTTCAAGATCCCGGCGCATCACGCGAAAGAGATTGCGGCGATCGAGGCGTGGCGCATCGCCGCTGCGAGCGGCCTCCCTGGCTACAAGCGCCTCGGCACCTACACAAAGGAATCCGGCGACGGCAAGAACAAGAACGTGCGCGCCCTGATCGGATGTTGGCCGCAAGTCCGAGAGGACATGGCCGGCGAGATGAAGGGAGACGGCGATATGGACGAGATCGAGTTCACCCTCTCGATCGACGAGGTTGCTGCGCTCTAGGAATGGTGGTAGGTTCCTCAAGTTCGCAAAACGGAAAGGGCCCCGCGCTGCAACGCCCAAGCCGCAAAGCGAACATAATGAGGCCCGGTCGCACTCGAAGGAGTCGCGCACCGGGCCTCGATCTTTTGCCGTGTATGTTGCACGGTGTCATTCATGGCAAACGACAAGATCTACAAGATCACGACGCTCGCGGCACTCGGCGCGAAGCTGCCGATCGGATTCCGTGGCAGCGTTGATTACTCCACGCGCGAGTGGACCGCGCAGGAGGAGATTCTGGTCGGCGAAGCGATCGGAGACGGCGGCAACGTCGGACACTACTGCGAAGCAGTGCTCTCGGTCCTCGCCGAGAGCTTCGGCGGCATGAAGATCTGGAATGACGACAAGCGCCTTGTGTCGTTCCAAGACTTCTCGGTGGCGATGCAAGGTGCCTGGATGCCCGACGTGCTCACGGCATACACCTTCCTGCGATACAAGTCGAATCCAGCTCCGCTCCGCATGCAGCTTCGCGATCCGGACGATCGCGGAAAGCCCTTCGACTTCCTCGCCGACGTCGGAAGCATCGAGGTCCGCTTGCCGATCGACGGCTGCATGACGTGGACGCACGAGCTTCTGCGCCCCGCGATGATGGGTGGCCGCAAGATCACTCACCTGATCATGGGTCCGCAGAAGTGGGATGCGATCCGCACGATCACCGGTAACGAAGTGATGTCTCGGGTGATGGTGATCGCCTCGAGCGTTCGCGGAATCCCGGAGTTCGACGAGCGTGTTGAGACCGCTTCGATCGACATGATCTCCTCGATGCGCCTCTCGAAGCCGGACCTCTCCGCACTCGCCGACGGCGTCGAGAAACACGGGCTCGGCCCCGTGTTCGTTGCTGAAGCGAAGAGCCCGAAGACTCGCCGACCCTTCGAGGTTGCGATCCCATGGAGGTATGGCGATTTTTTCGATTGATGCTCCCGATCATGAATCGCCGGGAGCTACTCGACGGAGCGAGTAGATATGCCCGGCTCATGAACGGAGCAGTAAGGCTCGATGAGGTGCTGAGGTGGCGTGTTACCTACCTATCGGAGATGCTTGATATCCTGTCGAAGCAACTAGCCGAAGAGCGCCCAGCGTAACTCGAGTGTCCGACGATGCAGCGTGGCAGCCCGCGACTCAAGAGGCAGGTTCGTAAAGGTCGGGGCCGAGTTCGGTTGGAATAGCTCAAAGGGCGAAGCAGGGATCGCCAAGACGCGCAGGTTCCTCGGTGGTCTCATCGGGGATCTTGCGCGAGCTCGCGGTACAGGCCGAGCAATGCAAGGCGCCGTTGCGTTCTCGCAGCCTGCGATCGGTTTGCTGAAGGCAGCAGGCGGGATCGCGGTTGGCTTTCAGCAACAAATGAGCGCAGTCAACTCCGTCTTGCAGGCGGACGGCGCCACGATGGATAAGCTCTCGGCGAAAGCCAAAGAGCTTGGCGCATCGACGAAGTTCACCGCGAAGCAAGCGGGCGAGGGCATGGAGATGCTCGCGTCCGCGGGCTTCACTGCCGATCAAGTGATGGAAGGTATCGGGGGCACGCTCTCGCTTGCTGCAGCAGGCGCGCTTGACCTCGGGGCCGCTTCGGAGATCACCGCGAATGTGATCAACGGAATGGGCCTTGCCGCTGGAGACGCGGGACACGTCGCCGACGTCTTGGCGAAGGCCGCTGCAGATTCCGCAACGAACGTGCAAGCGATCGGCGTTGCATTCAAGTACAGCGCAGGGCAAGCGCGATCGATGGGTATTTCCGTCGAGGAGAATGCTTTCCTGCTCGGCGCTATGGCCGACTCCGGCATGAAGGGATCATCCGGCGGTACAGCGCTGCAGAACATGCTCTCGGCGCTCGCGAAGCCGACTGAGAAGGGCGCCGAGCTCTTCAAAAAGATGAATCTGCAGATGACGGAGATGGGCGCGGACGGTAAGAAACACCTCCGACCCGTCGCCGACATCGTTGGCGAGATCGGAAAGGAATTCGAGAAGATCGAAGACCCGATCAAGCGGGCCAAACTGCAGGAGGAAGTCTTTCGCAAGATCGGACAGAAGGGTTACTCGGCTCTCGACGCGAGGAATGACAAGTTCGCGGGCATGTCCGAAGCGGAGAGGAAGCAGCGCGGGGTCGGAAGTTTCGCGAAGGGAACCGTTGACGGCGCAGCCGCGAAGATGGCGGAGATCCGACTCATTGGCGTTGCCGGCGCCTTCGAGATTTTGAAGAGCTCTATGGAAGGCCTCGCGCTCGAGATTTTCTCGATCGACGCACTCGCGCCCATGGAGATGATGATCAAGGACGTAACTGCGGGTATCAGCGGGATCGTTCAAGTCATGCAGCAGCTCGGCACCACATCGACGGACGAGCTCGAGAAAAAGTTCGGCCCGGTGATCGTTGGTATCGCAATGGGCATCCGGGAAGCGGTCCAAGAGGTTGTGAAGGCCGTCGACTGGATTCGCAACCGGATCGCGGTCCTCTCCGGACAAATGAACGAAACTTTCGATCGCAAGGCCGTTGCATCGATCACAAAAACCGTGATGCTCCTGGTTGCTGCCGCCGCTGCTGCCGGTCCGTTGATCGCGGGCGTTGGTATGATCGGAATGTTGATCTCGACCGTCATGATCCCAGCGATCACGGGGCTGAGCTTGATTGTCGGAGGTGTCGCTCTCGCTTATGAGGTGCTGCGCGAAGAGGATGAATCATTCATGCAAACGGCGCTCCGCACATGGGGCAACGTGAAGCGCTGGGCGATCGACGCATACGACAATGCGATCAAGCCATTCTGGCAAGGTTTGAAAGAAGGCGCGCGCGAGGTGTGGCCGGTTGTCTCGAAGAGCTTCCGCGGCATGGTTGATGGAATCCGCAATATGCTCGGCGGAGCAGGAGGAGACGTCGAGGTTGACTGGAAGGGGATCGGGCAACGCGTCGCTCGAGTGATCGGCGAAGTTGCTGCGACGATCATGGATGCCGCAACGTCGATCTCTCACTTCATCGAAGTCGTAGGGATCGGAAACGTCGGAATGGTCCTGCTCGCTAGCAAGTTCGGACCAGTCGCAGCGGGTGCCGGAATCCTAACTGCAGCCGTGAAGGTGCTCGGCGATTATCTCGGCCTCGAGTTCACGCAACGTCTCGGTCTCGCTGACGTTGCGATCGTTGCTACTGCAGGGAAGCTCGGTGGACCCTTCGCCGCTGCAGCCGCGGGCGTGACGATGATTTCCTTCCGGCTCGGCCAAGCGATCGGCGAGACTGTCAATGGTGCGATGGAAGACATGCTCGAATCTTCAGCACAGATGGCGAGCAACTGGGACGACGTACACGCTTCGCTAGCTGCGACCGGCGAACCTTTTACTGTCCTGAATGGGATCCTTGTGCAAGGCGCCGCGAATGTTGACTCGTCGCGCCGCAAGTGGAGTGAGTGGATGCTGACGATCACCGCCACAACGGCGGAGCTCGACAAGTTCTATGGCCTCGAGCGCGAGCAGATGATCCGCACAGGCAAGATGACGGAGGACGAAGCGCGGCAAAAGTTCCTTTCCGCGAAGCGCCTCGGAGACGCGGAGCGCGGGAAGAAAGCTTATGATGCTCAGAAGCAAGGCGAAGCGACAGCGAAGTCGTTAGCAGTGAAGATGGCCGAGGCCGAGAAGCTCAAAAAACCTTGCGAGACTACTGTCAACGCAACGCTTGATTTGGACGGCAAGAGCGTTGCGAAGGCTACAGCGAAAGTGAAGAATGAAATGGACGAGCGGACCGGCCACAGTGTCCCGCCGTATCAGCGACAACTGAATCGCCAGGGCGCAGCGAGGTGATCTATGTTTCTCAAGTTCGACGGCTGGCACCTCCTAAACACTGACACATTCGAGTCAGTCAACGGCGACTTTCCTGCGGAGAATGTCGTCGACACTCGCGGCGCAGCGTGGGCGCAGCACTGGGCGCTCGCGAGGAAACACGCGATCCATCAATTCCTCCACGGGGAGACGCGCGAGGTTTCGCTCGACGTTACCTTTTGGAAAGATCACCTCCTGGATATGAACGCGGAGCGTCAGCTCTCGACGTTGCTCGGATTCCTCGCGATCGATCGACTGTTTGGACGCCCTCCGATCCTCGAGTTTTGGATCGGCAATTCGTTCCTATCGATGAAGTGCATCCTCGTCGCCGCTTCTGTGAAGCACGAGCGGCCGACGAAGCTCGGAGCAATGAAGCAAGCCCGCGTCTCCCTGACGCTGCAGCAGTTCGAGCCGTACGACGAGAAGGAACTTCAGAACTTCGACACGCGATATCACATCGCGAGGCAGGGCGATACCTATGAGATGCTGACGCATCGCGAGTACGGCGATCCTATGCTCGGCGTCGAGATCCGCAAACGTCACCCGTCGATGCCGCTAGCACCCACGATCGGATCGGTCGTGAAGCTTCCTTCCGTGCAGGGGGTGCGGCGAGTTCGCATCGCTCCGTCTTCGATCCCCTTCGCTCATCTCGAGGCCCGCTCGTCAAAGGAGCGAAGCCTCTTCGCGTCTGTACTCGCGACAAGGTCGCTCTCGAAGTTTTCGACGGTACTTGCGGCATAGTCGCAACGTGGGAAATGCTCCAGGCTGGGTCGTAGAAGTCAACGGATCCGAGGTCACTGCGGGCGTCTCGCAGTTCGTGGAATCGATCGACGTCGAGTCGATGGATAACGCCGCAGATCAAATCCGGCTGCTGCTGCGAAACCCGAATTTCATCCTCACGGATCAGAAGCTTTTTCAACCGGGCAACGAGATCGCGGTGTGGCTTGGCGATGACTCAACTTCCTGCAAGTTCGTCGGTCGCGGGAAGATCGTCACGTACGCCCCGCGCTTCCCTCGAGCGGGTGAGATGCCATCGATCGAAGTCGTCGCATACAGCCGCGACCACGACATGATGGACAATGAGCCCGCGAAGGCTCGCAAGGTTGTTCCTGTCAGCGGATCGAAGGTTGCGAAGAAGGCCGCGAAGAAGCAGAATGCGAAGCTCAAAGCCTCCGAGGGTCGTGGATTCCGGAAGCAGCGTTATTCCGACGCGGTGAAAGCGAAGGCTGCAGATTACGGCTTCGACGCCGACGTTGATCCAACGCCGGACGCTCCCCACGACTTCCTACAAAAAGCAGGGCTCACGGACTATCAGCTCGTGCAGGGAATGGCGAACTTTACGGGCTTTGTCTTTTGGGTCGACGGCGACGAGGACGGCAACTGGACGCTACATTTCAAGGATCCGAAGAAGCTTGTCGTTCAGTCGCGAGAGCTTCGCTACGACTTCAATACCGAGAACGCGTCGCTTCTCGAGTTCGACGCGACGCTGAAGTTTAGCGGTATGTACACAAAGGTCGTTGCGGAATCCAAGGACCCGATCTCCGGAAAAATCTTCAAAGTGGAATTCGAGCAGAACCCCACGACCGTAGAGGACCCTTTCGCCGAGGGTGGAAAATGGCAGTATGCCAAGATCCCGCAGCTCAAGGCCTCGCCGACGGATGTCATCTTGGCGATCGGAGACGTGCAAGTGAAGGTGATCGCTGACAAGCGATTCACCGACGAGGCGGAGCTGCAGAACTGGGCTCGGCAATGGTTCCGCAGACACGCCGAGGAGTTCGTTGTAGGTCAAGGGAAAGTGATCGGCCTCCCTGGTCTGCGAGCTCGCCAAACGCACGAGCTCGTCGGGCTCGGCGATCAGTTCTCAGGGGCTTACTACTTCACGCGAGTGAAGCACGCGATGCGCTCGAGCTCCGGATACGTCGTAGAGTTTGATGCTCACAAAGTGATCAAGGGTCTCAAGTAATGCAGAGCTATACGGCGACGGTGAAGAACACGAAGGATCCGCTAAAGCGCGGGCGCATCGAGGTTGCTTGTGCTGCCTTGCTCGGCGACGAGGATTCAAAGCTCCCCATGTGGATCGAGCCTTGTCTTCAATGGGGGTTCTTCGTGGTCCCCGACGTTGGCGACACCATCGAGATCGTCGCTGACATGGACGGCTCGACCGACGAGATTGTGGGGCAGACTTCGATCGAAAATCCCAACATTCGCTGGATGGGCTGGAAGTGGCAGCCGGACCTCCCCGATGAGATGAAAAAGCATTATGGGAAGCGTCGCGGAATCTTCACTCCCGCCGGTCACCTAATGATCTTCGACGACACAAAAGGATCTTGCGAAGTCCTTCTCTCGTGCAAGGGAACGACTGCGCTCGGGCCGAGCTTCCTGTCATTTTCTGACGACGGGAGCATCAATCTCGCAGCAGGAGACGGCGCGTTCGTTTACATGAATGCGAAGCTCGGACAGAACTCATTCGTCGATCGTCACGGTAACGTGATCAGCACAGGTCCGACCGGTGCGCAGATCATCACGAAGGACGGCAACTTTATCGACATGGGCGCTGACGCGATCCAGGTCGTCGCGCAAGGTAACGTTGTGATCCAGGGAGGGTCCGTGTCTCTCCTCGCGGGTAGTGTTGCAGTCGGTAACGGCGCGTCCGAGCACTTCGTAAAAGGCGAGAGCCTCATGTCGTGGCTTTCGACGCACACGCACACCTCCGCGGCTCCTGGTGTTGCTACGTCGCCCCCGATCGTTCCTCCGGATCCGTTGACGATCCTATCAACTAATAATCAGGTGGCCTGAACGTGTGCAACTTCCCCACGATCCCGATCCCATCGATCCCGATCCCGTTGCCTTCGCTGCCTACGGTTCCTGTACCGCCGATCCCTCCCGTTCCTCCGCTTCCAGGTTTGAACCTAAATCTTCCATCGATCCAAGTCCCCACGATCCCGATCCCGTTGCCTTCGCTGCCTACGGTTCCTGTACCGCCGATCCCTCCCGTTCCTCCGTTTGGGATCCCTCCAATTCCTACACCTACGATTCCGATCCCGACGCCGTCACTTCCCGCGATCCCGTTGCCACCTTCCATCCCGGCGATCCCGAGCTGTCCAGTCTAGCGGCTCCGCCGGAGTGAGCGAGTATCAAGCGGTCGTGACGATCGCTCAAAAGGTGACTTCGCAGCTAGGATCGTTGGCGATCGTCAAGTCGAAGTCGGAGAAGCGGCGCGGAGTGTCGATCCCGCTGCGCTCGACGAGCGCCGGCCGCTTGGCTACGTCGATCGGTGAGAGCTTGGACATCGAGAGGATCTCGACGGCACTCACAGACGGCGACAACGAAAACCCGTTTCGCCAAGATCGGACCATGGGATCGTCGATGATCTTCGACGCCGGTTCGCCTGCTGTGCGAGCTCGGATCATGTCGCGACTTCGAGTGGTGTTCGCCGAGTTCGAGCGGCAGCAGCGCTATCGCCTGCTCGCTGAAAGCATCGAGTGGGAACAAACGGGCCCCGAACTGATCTTGACGTTCAAGTATCACAACCTCGAGGCCGACGAGATCAAGCCATTCTCGCAGAAGTTTGGGGGCTAGTCTATGGCGTCTGTCGAGATCAACGTTCCCGACTTCAACTTCGCAGCGTTTTATTACGCTGAGATCTATGACGCGCTCGTGGCATGGCGTCGCGCGAACTGTCCCGAGCTTACGGACGAATCGGATCACGAGCCGAGCATGCAGTTGCTCGCGGCATACGCCCTCATCGGGCACATGATGAATTGCCGCATCGATCTCGTGGCGAATGAGTCACTGCTGCGCACCGCAAAGCTTCCCGAAAGCGTCCGCGAGCTCTTGCGGTTGATCGGTTATGAGATGCTCGCAGCGAGGCCGGCGAAGGTGCCGATCTTGTACAAGCTCGCAGCTCCTCTCGCTGCTTCTACAAGCATCGCTCCGGAGAGCTCGCCGGTTGCTACGGAAGACACAAAGGACGCTGCGTCGATCACGTTCGAGGCGGATTCCGAGATCGTCGCAGGCCCTTCGCTTCTCGTTGATTATGTGTTTGGGCAGGAGGCCGGAGTCTTCTCCGACTTCACTGTCGCCGCGACCGACGCGCTCGAGCCGGACTGGGATCCGTGGGCGACTCCCGCGGTCGGCGATGAGATTTACTTTGGCCACGCAACGGTCATGTGGGATCAGATCGACGTCGTCGCTACTACTCCTGGCGAGGGTATCCTCGGAGTGTGGGAAGTATACGACGGCGAGTGGTCTAAGGCACGGCCGGATTCCGTGACGCTCGACGGCGCATTCATCGTCGTTGACTTGACCTCATACCTCGGCGCAGTGAATCGGACAGGGACCGTGATCCGCGTCCAGCTCAACTCTTCGCGTGTGTATGAAGACGCGGAATCCTACTGGGACGGCAGCGCTAACCTCGTGCAAGTCGGTTATCTCGGGCAAGCCGCGCCTTCGCTTGATCCGAAGAAGTACACGGTTGGATCCGATTGGCAGGAGGTGGCCGGTGATGTCGCCGGAGAGCCGACCGCTGTTTTCGGCGGGACTTTCGCTTACTCCCTGCCTCATGACGAGACTCGTCGATGGGAGAAAACAACCGTTGATAGCAGCGAGGCTTACTGGCTCCGCTTCCGAATCTGCGAAGTAGCTGCGCCAGTTTCTCCTACGCTTGACACGATCGGCATCGTCGGAGGATCGCAATACGCCTTCGGTTATTGCACACAAGGATCCTCGCAAGTCGACAACCCCCTGGGCAACGGCAACGGGCAACCGTCGCAGGAGTTCGTTTGTTCTCAAGAGGGATTCATCGAGGGCAGCGAGGAATTCGCAGTCGACGGGATCGCGTGGACTCGCGTTAAGAACTTCATCTCGACGGGTCCGACCGACGAGGTGTACACGATCAGACTCGGCGAGAATAGCCGCGCAACCGTTGTATGTGCGCCCGAGGGCAGCGGCAAGGCTCCGCCGGTCGGCGTCGGAAACGTAGCGATCGCCTATCGGCGTGGAGCTGAAGAAGACGGCAACGTCGGAGCGCGCCGCGTGATCGTTGATCGCGGCGGTCTGACATCCGTGGATTCCCTGTACAACCCTCGCGCCGCTTTTGGGTGGAGTGAAGCGCAAGGCGCGAGCGCCAAGTCTCTCGAGGCCGCGAAGCAGCTCGGGCCGGCAACGTTGCGATCGCCCGGCGGATCTGCAATCTCTCCCGACGACGTCGTCGCGATGGCTCTCAACTTCGTTGATACCGACGGAGCTGCGCCATTCGTGCGAGCGTGGGCCGTCGAGGAAATGTTTGGACCCAAAACGATCGGGCTCGTGGTCGTTCCAGGCGGAGGTGGTACGGTTCCGCAGCCGATCCTCGACGAGGTTGATCTGTTCTTCAATGGCGACAAGTTCGCGGTCCCTGCTGTGCCGAAACACATCGTCGCGAACCAGGAGGTCGTCACGATCAACTATGAACCGGTCGCGATCGACGTACACGCAATCATCACTGGAACCGTAGAGGCTGCAGCGATCGAAGCGGCGCTACAAGCCGTCTTGAATCCAGAAGCAGCGGGAACGAATCCCGCAATCCCTGGAGGCGGCTGGGCTTGGAACTTCGGAGATACGATCTCGGAATCCAGGATCCACTCTGAGATCCACGCGGTCTCGAAGGCAATCAAGTCGGTCGTCCTCGTCGGATGGTCGGACGTTGTCCTTGATTTTTCGCAGTTACCATCGCTCGGGACACTTACGATCGAGGTGACGGCGTGAGCGCTCCGCAGGTTACGCAAGCGTCGGTTGTATCAGCGACGCTCAAAACGATCCGCGTGGACTTCGACCAGGCGATGGTGCAGTCGACGTTATTCTACGACACGAGCTCGTGGTCCGTCGCAGGGCATACCGTGGCGTCTGTCAGTTCAAAACTCGGGGAGAGCTCCGCGCTTCTTGAGCTTGTGGACGAGATGCGCAACGGCTCGAGCATCACCGTTACCGTTAGCGACTTCCTAACATGCGTTGCGACGAATGATCCCATGGATCAGTTTCATCTCTCCGCAACGTTTACAGGCGAAGGCTTCGCGCCCGTTTGCCTCACGGGCTCCGCAGTCGACTCCCGCACGATCCGGCTTCAATTCGACGAGAACTTGTCGTCGACGTCGAGCGTCACCGTGTCGCGCGGATCAAGTCAAGTCGCGGTCAACTCATCCGAAGTGTACGCGAACACAATGGTCGTGATTCACCTCGGCGCCGAGATGCTCGACGGAGCGTCTCACACCGTCCGATGGCTTGCAGTCAACGATCGCGCCGGCAACACTTCGACGGGAAGCATCTCGGTGATCGGTCTGGGGACTTTGCCCGAAGTCTCTTCGGTCGCTTTGAAGGACCGCAAACTTTCGATCGCCTTCTCCGAAGACATGAAGATCGATGCAGCGTTGCGATCTCGGTTTTCATACGCGATCAGGGCGTTGGATTCCGGCAGTGCCGCGGTTCACGTCGAGCGCGTTGCATCGACGGCAGCCCGCGAAGTCGTTCTAGATCTCACTGAGATGACGGACGGCGCTTATTATGAACTCATGGTCGTTGGACCGACCGATCTCGCCGGTAACTCCATGAACCCGTGGGGCAACTTCGGATCGTTTTTTGGCGTCGGATCAACGCCAACGCTTCGCGAAGTTCGCGCCGTCGGACCCAACTTGATCGACGCGATCTTTAGCGTGAACATGCAAGACAACGCAGCGCTTCGCGAAGTCTCGCGATGGTCGTTTGACGGTGGGATCGTGGTGCTGAAGGTGGTACCTGATACGATCGATCGTCGCGTGGTGCATCTTGCAGTCAACGGCTGGACCCCTGGCGTCGAATACACCCTCACGATCGATCCGAGCTAACTATGCCGATCGTTGACCTTGCAAACAACCCCCTGGCGATCCCGGACGCGATCGCCAAGATGCTTGGGAGCCTCCCGAGCGAAGAGACTGATCTTCCGCTTCAAATCTACGCGATGGTCGACGCATCGATCCGCGCCACGGACCGCGATCAAAGCGGCCTCCTGCTCAAGCGTTTGCTTGACGGTCCACAAGGCGAGTGGGAGCGCTCGGAAAGTTTGGCGGCTGGCATTCGCGTGCTGCGCAACGCTGCGACGTGTCCGGATCCGTTGCTTCCATACTTGAAACTGACGGTCGGATGGACTGCAGATCTCGACGTAATCACGGATCCACTTGACGCTCCGACGTTGCGCAAGCTCATCGAGGCAAGTCCGGCGCTCTGGCAGATCCGCGGAACCGAGGAGGGATACGCCGCGATCTTGCTGATCGCGATGGGTCTGCGCGAACGAACTTTCAACTGGTTTGATCGGCGATGGATCCTAGATCTTGGCGTGGTCGGCGAGGAGCACCAGGGGCGTGATGTGATGCTTTTGGACGAGCCCGGCTCTTCGAGCATGGAGGAACAAAACAGCAACGTACGGATCGTCGATATCGACGGAGACGCCGATCGAACCTTGGCCGCGAACCTCCTGCGTTTGTTCCGTCCGGCTTGCGAGCGCATCGCGATCACGTGGCTCGCGGCTGGCTCCGCCATGGAGCGCGATCCAGAGTGGCAAGGCGCCGGATCGTGGGTGGCCGGGGCTCTGTCCTTGGCAGCCTCGACGAGCGCCTGGGAGGCTCCTAGCCGCGTCGAAGGGCTGGCCCAGCTCCAGGTGTACTGGAGGATCCGATCGCCCGACGGCGGGGCTACAGGAGCGCTAGGCGGGCTGGTCTATCGTCTCGATGAAGATAACTACTTTTGGGTCGCGCTTCTGCTCGCTGACAACGAAGCGAGGATTTATCAATGTGTCGCGGGCGTCCTCTCGACGGTCGCGATCTTCGACTTCGCGTCGATCGGGCAGGTGCTCAGCCCGACCGCTTGGCACGGCGTCCGGCTTGTCGCGGAACGTGTAGCAACCGACACAGTCTTGACGATGACCGTCGATGCTGAGCAGGTCATCGCGGTTGCGATCGCGGGATCCTTCACGGGTGCGATCGGCCTCATGACCGGCGCAGCCAGCCCCATGGAATGCAGCGAGTATGAGGTGCTTCCCCTGCCTGGGGAAGTGCAGGAGGTTTGAGTATGAAGACCGGGCTCTCGCAGATCAACGCAACTACCCATCGCCTCGTCTCCCGCGGAGACGTCAGCGATCGGATCATGCAGTATCTTCGAGACGGCACGCTCACGCTCGGAGCTCGCGTGTTTACTACCGAGGCTCTCTTCGGCGATCTGTCGATCGCCTCGGGTGGTGTTGATCGAATCTCCGTTATCGGATCTGCACTCGCTACCGACGGCCTCGGATACTTCATGGAGCCCGGAGGGTGCATCTACCTCGGAGAGGACTTCATGGCCGAAGTCCCCTTCGAGAATACGCTGGCGACAACGTACTACGTCGGCCTTGCGCGTGCGCAGATTCCAAACGGCTGCGCCCTGAACTCCGAGGGTGGCAACGCCGAATTTCTCGGGTGGGAAGAACAGATCGGCGTGAGCGACGACGCCGACTTTGTTGTCGACAATGGCAATGACACACTAACGATCCGCGTGGATTCCGTGGCGCAAAACATCTCCGCAGACGGCCGGCGTTGTTGGGTGTGGCTGAAGTCCGCGAAGTCTGTCGCGGCTTATCGGGCGATCTGCACAGTCTCCTGGGATGGCACTCATTCCACCATCGATGTCCCGCACGTGTTCGGCCAAGTAACACCGTCGACGACGGCTGCCGACTACACTGTGATGCTCATCGGTCCGATCATCCGAACCGCGCCGATCCATGCAGGCGAGGGCATCGCGTATATCGGTCGAACGGTCGGGACCGGCCTCGGCAACGCTCCGTCTGCCTTCAACATGGAAGGGCAGAATGTCGCGAGCTTGTCGCTTACCGATCTGAACGCCGCGATCATCGCTTACAGCGCCCCGAATCTCTCGACGGGAGCAAAGGCTGGTCCTGGTGCAGTGATGTCGCCCGGAACTCCGCGCTACATGTCCGGATCCGCAGAGTATGACTCACAGATCTTCTTGTTCGGCGGATGGAACACGATCCCAGTCTCGACCGCCGTTGCCGAGGTGCATTCGTACAATCAATCAACGAATGCGTGGACCTCGAAGGCCTCGATTCCGGCGCAGGGAGGTATTGCTGCGGCGCGCGCCGGAGTTCGCTGCGCTGTGATCAATACAAAGATCTACGTGATCGGAGGCGGTGACCTGATCGTCGATCTGGCTTCGAGCATTACGCAGATCTACAATCCCGACACAAACACCTGGAGCTCGCCCGCGTCTTCCATGCCTGGCTTGCGAACTCGCGGATCCGTGGGCGTCATCGGCGGAAAGATCTACTATGCCGGAGGACTGAACGAAGTCGGGGCGGCCACGAGTACCACCTACTGCTACGATCCGGACCTGAATTCCTGGAGTACCATGTCGGCTCTGCCGGCAACATTCTACGATCAAGCCTTCGCAGTCGTTGGAGATTACTTGTATATCATGGGTGGGCAGAAGGCCGGCGCAGCCACGTCCGAAACGTGGCGCTTCGATCCTGCCGCGAATGCTTGGACTTCTGTTTCGTCTTTCGCGCTCGGCGTCGTCATCGATCAGTCTGCGGCAACCGTGATCAACGGCTTGATCCATGTTGCGATGGGAGCCAACGCGAGCGGCACGCCGATTTCCTGTCACTTCGTCTATTCGCCGACTGCCGATCGTTGGTGGAGACTTCCCGATCCTCCGCTCATGGGTATCAACGCTCACGCGGTTGGACAGATCGACGGAGTGCTTCGAGTCATCTGCGGGACGTGGCAGGGAAGCGGCACGATCGGAACACTCGCGATCTCGAGTGGCAACTTCGGTTGCGATGCAAGTCAAGTGCATCTGGCCGAAGGGGCAGGTCTCGCAAGCTCCTGCGGAAAGTCGACGCCCATGTGGGCGAACGGAACGAACGCAACGCTCGTCGGAGGCCCGCCAGTTGCACTCGTCAGCTCCGCGAGCTGTCAGCTTCCGGATGGATCGATGTTCTTCACAGGCGGAGACGTCGGAGCTGGAGTCGGCTCGCGGCTTTGTTGGCGCTGGTATCCGCAGACGAACACGTGGCAGCGAATGGCGAACATGACAAACGCCCGTTGTCGTCACGGGTGTGTGTATCATCCCGGAGAGAATGCTGTGTATGCGCTCGCCGGTATCAGCGGCGGAATCTCGGCGACCACCGTCGAGCGTTACAGCTTTTCGACCAGCGCGTGGTCCACGGCGATCGGAGCTCCTGATCGCTACGGCTTCGGGCAAGCGCACCTCGTCGACGATCGTGTCTTCATGATCGGCGGAGGCTCCGCGGGCGTCGAGCCGGTCGTGAGTGGCACCGCGTGGAATGTCAGAACTGGCGCCGTGGTCGCCACTGCAGTCCTACCGTCGGCGCGACGGAATCCGCTGAGCTTCGCAGTACCGAAGGCGTCATTCGCAAACTCGAGCGGCTTCGGCGCAAACATTTTCATCATGGGCGGGGACAACGGCGCCAACGTTCTGAGCACAATCTATGTGTTGGATACCGACACGGGCGTCATGTCAACGCATGGATCCTCGCTCTCTTCGGCGCGAGGTTATGCTCGGTGCGCTCCGATCGCAGGACACCCAACAAAGTGTCTGATCATGGGCGGCGTCTCGCCGACAACTTCGGCAACGAACAAAGTTACGATCTTCGACTTCTCGCTCATGACTGCGACTGAGCTCGGAACGATGTCGGCTTCGAGGTTGCATTGCGAATCGTGCGAGTTCGAGGGCGTCTTCTACGCGCTCACAGGAGCGAGCGGAACGTATGGAGCGCCGACGGCACAGGCTAACTCCTACATTTACGCCGACATCTCCTGGAATGCTCCACCCAAGCGCAAACTTCGCAACTTCACAAACGCTTTCGAGGCCGATTCGATCGGATTCCAAGCGACACAAGCCTACGGGATCGCTGGGTGGGGACCTAACGTCGGCCAAGACATGATCGTCGCAGGCGATCGATCATGATCGCGACGATCGACGATGTTCGCTGCCTCTTTTCGGGAGGCAGCGCAGCGGCCGAGAAGGCGATCGGCGAAGCATGTTCCTGGATGGTTGCCGGCGCCAAGTGGTCGGAAGCTTACAAATCGAAGCAGTGGGATGGCTTCGTACACTTGCACAAAAAGACCGCGGACGGGATCGCCGTTCCGATTGGCCTCATGCGTGACTGTATGATCGCGGCGCGCTCATGTGGTGATCGCGTCAAGACGACCGATCTGCGCGCACTTCCTCCAGCAGAGGTCTTCGGTTGGAACCCGAAGATAACGCTTCGCGATCACCAGGCAGAAGCGATCGCGGCGATCGATCGTTGCGGAATCCATCGCGGGATCGGCACGATCAAGATGCCGATCCGAAGCGGCAAGACGATTACGGGCGCAGCAGTGATCCGAGCCCTCGCATGTCCTGCTCTGTTTGTTGTACCTACTCGCGAACTTGCAAGGCAAGCACTTCGCGATCTCGGCGAATGCTTGCAGGAGGAGATCGGGATCATCGGCGAGGGTGAGTGGCTCGAGCGACGATGCACGGTGGCGATCGCCGGATCGCTTGCTGCAGCTCGCCGCACGGGTCGCAAAGAATGGAAGAAGATGCGCGGCAAGTGGGGTCTCGCGATCGTCGACGAGGTGCATCACATGTGCGGCGGAGCGTGGACGGCCGCGGTCGAATCGTTGCGTTGCCGCTATCGGATCGGCCTCAGCGCAACGGCATACTTCGAGCTCGGATCCGAAGTAGAACGCGGGATCCTTCGGGCTCGAGCGTTGTGTGGCGGGATCGTCCACGACATCTCGATCTCGCGGATGGTTGACGAGGGTTACTTGATCGCTCCGGACGTAACGATCCACAAGATCGAAGTCCCCGGAATCGACAAGCTCCCTTGGGGTGCGACGCTGCAAGCTCGAGGTCTGCAAGCCGCTGCAAGAAACAAAATCATCGTACGAGAGGCAGGGAAGATCGCTGCTCGTGGAGGACGCTGCATCGTTGTTTGCTCTCGCTTGGATCACGTAGCGAACCTCGGGCGCCTCATGAGTGCCGCTGGCATCGCGCACTCCGAGCTTGTCGGTCCTACTCCCGACGAAGATCGGATCGCAGCGCGGCGAGACCTCGTGTCTGGCCTGCGGCCGATCGCTATCTCCACTGTGCTCGGCGAGGGTGTCAACTTGCCCGAAGTCGATGCCGTGATCGTCGCCGACGGAGGCAAGGATCCGAAGGCGGTAACGCAGAAGATGCGATGTTTGACGCCAGCACCGGGAAAGGTGCGCGCCGAAGTCCACGACTTCCTCGACGTAGGTAACAGATACCTCCTGCGGCACTCCGAAGCGAGGATCGAGGCCTATAAGTCGGAGTCTGCTTTCCGCGTACACATGACGGGTCTTTGACCCGCTGCAGGAGCTCACATGTTGATGCAAAGAATCGTAACTGTCGCTGCGTTGCTGTTCGTCTCGGCGTGCGATCAAGACGCCGAGATCTCGAAGACGTGTTCCGTGTCCCTCGCTGGTGTGGAGATCAACCCTTCGGATCTATACCCGGACGATGGCGCACCCGATCACAGGCGCTGGGTCTCCGTGCAGCTCGTCGGCGACTGCAAGATCGACAAGTCCAAGATCCGCGTTCAGCTCTTCGGCACGAATCCGGATCTGAAGTTCCTCGGGTACGGCTCGCTGGATTCCGTGATCGGCGACTGTGCGACGTGGATCTGGCCCGCGTCGACGTTCGCGGATCTGCAGAGCTTCGTGATCACCGTCGACAACGGCACGCCGAATTCAAGCGTCGCCGCGATCTCCTCGCTACAGCTCCAGCACTGGTTGCCAGGCAGCAAGCTTCCTGCATGGAAGGTCGACGGCGAGTGGTCGTTGTATCTCCCGCACCCGAAGCACGCACAGGGCTGTCACCCCGTACAGTGACCGCGTGATCGCCATTGCAACCGACCCACAGGAGGCGGCCCGAAAACTCGGGGCTGCCTCTTTTCGCTTTTGGATCCTAATGCACTTCGTCGATCTCGAGCTCGGGCGCGCTGAGCTGATCAAGGCTTGCGAGTGTTCACAATCCGCAGGAGGGCGATGTCTCCTGGACTTGCGTCGGAAAGGATTCATAGAGGAACGCGTCGGGGAACCTCGCCGCTTGCTCCGCGTGCTGGACGCGAGCAGTAGAAATCGCGTGAAAAAGTTCCGCTGATCTCTCGTCTATAGATCTCGACGAGAACTTGTATATAATGTCAGTTACTTCGTAACTGCCATAATGACATTTATTGCGGCCGAAGGCCGCAATTCATCGCTTCGCGACTCCGGCCTCTTGCTTTTGCCAGGGCATATCGGCGAAGGTCGCATCATGATCGATTGGCAAGTCATCGAAGGCTCCGACAAAGAGCGCGTCTTCGACTTCGGGCAGCAGGAATCCAGGGACGAAATCGGCAAGTCCCTGCTGATCGTCAACGATCCGAAGCGACTCGCGGCCACTGAAGAGTGCATCCGCGTCTATCATCGATACAGAATCGCTACGACTGGCCGTGGCTTCATCGTGGGAGCGACCGGCGGTCATCGAAAGATCCGCGATTCCTTCGCTTCCGGAGCGTCGATCATGTGGGAGAATCAAACCTCCCCCGTGGTCGTTCTGAAGTACCTCTCGAGGCCGGGAGTGACGCGCTTCGCCGGAGGGTCCGGCGATCTACAGAACATTCCCTATACGATGATGTGCAGCGCGTCGATGATCAATCAAGCCGCCTGCGCTCGCGTGAGCGTCGCGAGTGTGAAGCACGCTTATTCGCAAGACGCTCTCGGGCGAACTGCCGGACTTCGCAATCGCCTCGAGGCGAAGTTCGGCCGCGAACGCATTGCGGCGATCGCTGCTTCCGACTCCGATCTCGAGGTCAAAGTCGCGGAACGTGCGAGGCAGCTCCGCACGAATCCGACGATGTTTGTTCCGAAGGCGTACCGCGAAGTCGTCGAGTGGCTCGCGTCGGAGGCCTCGAAGTGAGAGAGGCCAAGGTCACGAAGCTGCGCAAGCCTGAGCTTCGCATTGCTCGCAAGATCGGCGTGGACTTGCAGCAGCTAGAGAACCTCTTGCGTCCGCCTTCTTCCGTCAAGCCGTGGCCGGAGCGATGGCAAGTGAAATTCGACGGGACACGCGTGGAGATCGAAGGTAACGACTCGTGGGCGACGCTTCCAGCGGCGTACGCTGCAGTAAATCGCTGGCTCACTCGCTCGAGACACAAGATCACGAAGCTACATCCCGGGCCTGACATTCGCTCACAGTGGATCTCGAAACACATCGAGGTCGTCAAGCTTCCCCCGCTGCAGGAAGCGGGCAGAATCCTCGAAGGTTGCATCACGAAGATCGACGACCGAGACTTGCGCCTCGCGCTACGCGGTGCGATCAATGCGATCGGAGAGGTGACATGAGGACGTTAGAGGAGATCGAAGCTTTTCAGGCGCGCTCGGCGTTTCGTACGATGGCGAAGTGTCCGCTATGCGCAGGCGCTTCGCTTTCCTGTGAGTGTCGCAAGCGTCATGCCTTCGAGTGCAGGTTTTTCGACGCGTGCATCCCCGAGACCTTCCTGCGTTTCGATGCATCGAAGATCACCTCGAATCGTGACATCTACGACGAACTCGTGGTGCCGTATATCAACGCGATTCACACAGCCTGGCGCGAGGGCGTCGGTATCTTCCTTCACGGCGAGAACGGCACAGGAAAGACGCTTTTCCTGTCTATGATCTTGAGCCGCGTTCTGACAGGTCCGTTGACTGCGTATTACACGACGCTTCCGCAGCTCTCGCAAGACATGAGCACCGGCTGGCGCGATCCGGAATTCATGCAGCGCCTCGAGCTCATGCTTTCATCCGACTTCGTTGCTTTCGATGAGCTCGGCAAGGAATCCTTTTCGCAGAAGGACGGCCCGACGCGCGTCCTGTTCGAGCGGATCGTCAAGCAACGTTTCGATCGCGGGCAACCTTCGCTCTTCGCGAGCAACGCAGGGCCCGAGGCTATTGCGCTCGACCCCAGCCAGGGTGGATATGGAGAGACTGTGTGGTCCGTGATCAACGGCTCCTGCAAGGACGCTGTGATGGATCCAGGTGACTTTCGCAAGCAACATCTTGCGGCTCGTGCGAAGGCGAAGATCTGGGGGAACTAATGAACGAAGAACAACGAAGATTGATCCTCGAGTTCCTCGAGTGGGTGCGGGAATCGGCGTGTGCTGCTGTGCTCATCGATTGCAACGAAGGATCAACGTTCCCAAGCGAGCGTTTCGGCGATCTTGCCGATCAGTTCGCGGCAGGCCGGAGCGAAGAAGTATACCGATCGATCCCTATGAATCTTCGTTGTCCAAACTGCGGCTTGCAGCACATCGACGAGGGCGAGTGGGCCACACGCCCGCACAAAAAACACTTGTGCGTCGGCAATGGCGCGCAAGCTGGTTGCGGTTGGATGTGGACACCTAGCGATCAATACACGGTTGGCGTGTGGCCGAGGGTGCTATGAGTCGCGTACGACTCAAGATCTTGCAGGACGATCGCGGCCGAGATTGCCACGGTGGCGCTCCTGCATATCGTTGTCGTCGCTGCGCTCTCGAGCTCGGAGGTTACAACGACGCGACCGACTGCCGATACTGCGATCGGCTTTGTCCTGTGTGGGGTACCCATGGTCACCTCTGGAATGGCGACGAGGAGGAAGCCCGCGAGCTCCTATCAATCGCACTTGATCACGAGGAGACCTTTGAGCACTTGATCGACAAGCTTCTCCTCGATGCGCGCTGCGAAGACGTCCTGTTGCACCGCTCCTGGAATCGCGGCGAACACTGCAGCACGAAGCCGATCGGAGACTCAACATGAAGCAGGAATCCAAACCGATCGCGCGAGGCGAAGACTCCGCACAGACCGACGCACAGTTCGCCGACGACGTGCTCGCGGCATGCATCGCCAACGAGAAGTTCAGGGCAGAGGCGATGCCTATGCTTACTCCTGAGATCATGCCGACCGAGTCGCATGCTTTCATCGTCGAAGTCTTCCGCGACTGCTTCGACGCGCACGGCGAGGCGCCGAGCTTCGCGCTGATCGCTGAAGCTTGCTTGAGCAAGTTCAAGAGCCGCAAAGACAAGTCGATCGCTGCGAAGGAATTGTGGGGCCGCCTCGAGGCGCACAAGGCGAGGGCGCCGCGCGCGTCACTAGACAAGATCCGCGAGTTCGCCAACCTCCAGGGGAGCGTGCTACGTTGGGAAGAAGCCGGCGAGCTCTTGAAAAAGGGAGACCTCGCGGCTGCCGACGAGATCTTTCGCAAGGGCGTGATGCAGTCGGATTCCATGTCCGACTATGTGCTCTCGAAGTGGCTCGAGGAGTTCGAGAAGCGGCAGATGACGCGCCTCTATGAACGCGATCACCCCGACGAATCTCCACACGTTCAAACGCACTTCCCGAACCTCGATCTCGTGATCAACGGCGGCTATGGCTTGCGCGAAGCGCAGGTCGGAGGGATCCTCGCAGTCACGAATCGCGGCAAGACGATCCTCGCGATCAACTGGGGATTCAACGCAATGATGCAGGGAGGGAAGAAGGTCGCTCACATCTCCTGCGAGATGACGCAGATGGAGGTCGACACTCGCTACGACTCCCGCTTCACCGGTCAGGCCGCGGACAAGTTCCCTCAATACAAGTTCGACGCCGAGGAGATCATGTTGATCGACGCGATGCTCGCGGAAGCTCGCGCGAATTGTCGCGGCAAGCTCCGCACGATCGCGATGCCGCTCGACGACTGCAGCCGCGAGAAGGTTGAAAAGTCCCTGGCGCACGCGAGGCAGGACATGGAAGGCCTGGACCTCGTGATCTTCGACTCCTGCGATCACGTTCGCAGCAAGCGGCAATCCTTCGGAAAGGATTCCTACCGGCTCGAGCAGGCCGCGAATTACTGGTGGTTCAAGACGCTGGCGCAGCGCGATCGCTTCGCGGGATGGTCCACGATCCAGGCAGGGTCTCAGGCTGCAGGAGGTCGCGCCACGAACGAAGATGTCTCGGAGGCCTACGACAAGGCGCGACACCTCGACGTGATCGTGTCGCTCAATGCTCAGTCGAAGAAGTCTCGCGCGACGCCGAAGGACGACGTCGGAGAGGACGCGTACGCCGAAGGCGCCGAGGTCTTCGTCGGTGGCAGCGGGCTCTCGTTGTTCGTGGCGAAGAATCGCCACGGGCCGGCGCTCCTGGACATCCCGCTGCGCCCTGAGCTACACCGGATGCTGATCTGCGACGGCGGATCCATCGAGGATGCGTGGACCCGCAACGGTCCGAGGAAGGCGAGCTAGCATGCGAGTGCAAGTGAACTGCAGGCAAGGCCTCGAGCTCGAGCGAGGCGTTCAATGAACGAAAATCCGAAAAATCAACTCGCTCGAGTGATGGTCAAGCCGCTCTCGTGGCGAGAAGTCGCCTGGATCGACGAGCTGCAGGACGTTCTCTCGAGGTGCCCGCGGCGCCTCGAACTCGTGACGATCGGCGATCGGTCGCTTACCATAATCGATGGCGTCGCGGGGCGCGGCTTAGATCTTCATGACGGCCGCGCAGAGGCCCAGGGTCTAGTGCTCCGCGAGATTGCCGGAGGCCCTCGCATTCACGGCGTATCAGGATGACTGACCTAAAGATCGACGTTGCGGAATGGTGCGAAGAGCACCTAAAACGCTGCAAGATCGGCGATCGCAACGTCGACGCAACCTGCCCCTGGTGCGATCGATGGGGTAGTTTCCGTGTGTCCCGAGAGACAGGTCAATATAACTGCTACAAATGCAGCGATCAGTATGATCGCGGCAGCAAGGATCGCAAGGGCGATGAGGACCGAAGCGTCGGCTTCTTCCCGAGGCTCGTCGCTCACGTGGAGGGCATCACGATCCGCGAGGCCTGCTCGAAGTGTTTCGATCAAGCTCGAGCCGCGTGGCAGAAGAAGTCGGAGCGCGAAGCGAAGCCGGAGCATCGCGTATGGAATCCGCCACCCCCAGGCGTCGCGATCTACAACGAAGATCGCGAGCGACGATGGATGGTCCCGCGGTACTTGAAAGATCGTGGCATCTCCCGCGAGGCGCTTCGCGTGTTCGACGTACGCTTCGCGAATGAGGGACCATGCGCAGGTCGTGCGATCATCCCGATCCGATCGGGCGCAGGCACGAGCTGGACGGCCCGCATGATGGGACCAGGGGAGCCGCGATATTTGAACCCGTCGGATTCCGGACATGGACGTCTCCTGCTCGGGTGGGAGCAACTGCCGAATAACGGCCCGATCCTCGCGCTCGTCGAGGGTCCTATGGATTGCATACGCAACTGGATGCACGGGATCCCGTCGCTCGCGTTGCTTGGCAAGTCGATGAGCGAAGCGCAGGAGGCTGCGATCCGATCGTTGCGCAAGCGCTTCGCTTGCTTGGCGATCATGCTCGACGACGAAGAGCGATCGATGCAGTGGCGGATCGCGGAGCGTCTTTGCGACGCCTTCGATGTCCGGATCTGCAAGCTCGGGAAGGACGCCGAAGGCAAGTCGCTCGATCCCGGCGCTGCGACGAATGAGCAAGCGTGGTCGGCGATCGATCGCGCCGAGCGTTACGTCGGCAAGCGGAGCGGAGTGAGTGAGCGATCGGAAGCGGTGCGAGCGGCACTCGGAATCCGTAGATCATGCGCCCACGGCGCCGACACGTAGATCGCCGCATGTTTGCGAGATCGTTGATCTTCGAGATCAAGTTTCTATCCCTTACGGGATAGAGTTTTGCGGATCACGCGAACGTTGCTCTCTGATCGTTCGCGGTCTAGTGTCATCGCGTGGCTGCAAACAAGCGAGTGCGATCGCTGAAGCCCGCTCCCGAGATGAAGGAAGCGGTCGATCTTTTCGTGCGCGAGCTTCACTATCAAGTCGATCGGCGCACGGCCGGTCGGATCCGAATGCTTCGTCCCAACGACCTGCATATGCCGCTCCCGTTTCGGACCGCGCGGGTCGTGCATCATCGCTACGGCAACGATCGTGTCACTTCCCTGCAGATCTGTGTACCTACAGGGAAGCAAGGATGGCAGAACGTGTGCAGCATGCTGCATCGCAAGAGTGGCAAGCCTCGGATGATGTTCTATGCAGCGAAGCACGCGCTCGAGTTCCTTTGCAAAAAGGACACGATCGACGACTTGCAGCTACAAGAGATCGTCGGACACGACAACCGCGGCTGGCTCTCGAGGATCGACTCCGCTGAGCTGTATCAAGTCTCGGAGTGCGCGAGCTTGTGCGCCGAGCTAATGGATCGTAGGGTGTGGCGATGAAGATTGCAGCAGGCGATACACCTATCTCGTGGGTAGGTGGAAAGAAGCGGCTTCGCAAGCAAATCGCAGACGCGATGGAATCGGCAATGCCCGGAGTCTTCGCGCGAGCTCCACGGATCGTCGAGCCGTTCTGCGGATCGATGGCGATGACGGTGGAGCTAGCAGCGCGTGCCCCGAACGCTTCGATCGTCACGAGCGACGGGGAGCCGCGAGTGGTCGCGATGTGGCGGGCGCTCGCGGCTTCCCCGAAATGCTTCCTCGAGCGGGTGCTTCGAGAACAGCACGCATACCAGAACGCGATCGTCGGTAACGACGCTGAATGGCGTCGAGCCTGGTTCTTCGATCTGCGAAACTTGATCAATTCAGGCAACGCGCCCGACTGGTCGCTCTTCTCCCTGCTCCAGACCGGCTTCAATGGGATCATGCGGACGAATCGCAAGGGAGGGATCAACGTTCCTCCCGGATTTCTTACCGGCAAGCCGTACGTCGATCCCGAAGTCATCCTCGCGTTCGGCAAGGCGCTGAAGCGATGGGGCGCGCCGATCTGCAGGGACTTCTCGCACTCGCTCGCCGACGTGATCCCTGGATCGATCGTCTATCTCGATCCTCCCTACGTCGGCACGTTCAAGGGATACGCTCAACTTTCGTTCAGTGACTCGCGACTCGCTCCATTCGTCCGCGGCTGTCTCGGGCCGTACGGCGCTGCGATGGTTGCGATGAGTAACTCGCAAGTGCCCGACGGCTGGCTCGAGGAGTTTCCGGATTCCATCGAGGTGAGCTTCGAGCGCTCGCAGAGCGTGAACTCAAACAAAGCGAAGCGCGGCAAGGTCCGCGAGGTGCTGCTTATCATGAAGGGGAAGCAATGAAGATCGCGATCATCGGCAGCGGCGTATCAGCGTGTCTCGCGTCGTGGGCCTTGCGTCGACATGAAGTCACCATGATCTCCCCGAGCGGGAAGATCGGGGGTCAGTGGGCGGCCGGCCCGATCCGCATTGCACGTCCGACACAGGCGCTCGTCGATGCCCTGGAGTGGTCCGGATCGGAATACTTGATCCGCCAAGTCACTGTCGGGATCGCGACGATCGATGACGGACGAGGAGTCGGAGTCGACGCCGAGGACTATGTGCCGCACGGCGACGAATCTTGCGGTTACTTGCTGAAGCAGTTCGAGATGCTGCCATCCTGGTCCGCCAAGCGCCTCGAGATGCCCGATCCTGTCTCGGCGTTCTCACAAGCGCAAGGGAGCGAGCTCGCGTCGGTCGAAGTTTGCGATCCGCTTGGCTTCATGCAAGCCGCTGCAGACGACTGCGAGATCGTTGCGGGACGCGTCGCACAGATCCGGCCCGGTTGGATCGCGACGGAATCCGGAGATCACATCGACGCCGACATGGTCGTTGTGTGTGCACCGGTCGAATCGCTTCGCGTCGCGATCCGTAGATCCTTGCCGCGAAGCTCGCACGGGATCACGTCGCTCTGGTGGCTTCCGACCGACTCCCTGCCACCGCTCATGATGGCATATGACGTTGTGCACGTAGCGACCACGCGAGCTAGCAAGGTGTTCCGTGTCTCGAACGTCACCAGCGGATATTGGATCGAAGCATCCGGCTTCGCGACGCGCCTCGACGTGATCAAGGATTGCTCTTACCTCGGCTTTGACTGCGCAGACACGATCGAAGCTCGCGGCTTGATCCCGGGGGCGCCATGCGGTACACCCCCCGACATGCACTCGCGCGGGCTCCGATTCCTCGGTCCTCTCGCTCGATGCGACGCCAACGAATGCGCAGGAACGACGGCGGTCCGCGCGATGGCTCTTGCTGAGGAGATCGATCGATGAAAAACTACGAAGAGGACGAAATCATCGAAGCCATCGCGATCGGTGGAGATGCAGCCGAGGCCGTCAAAGCCGAGCTCCTCAAAGAACTCGAGTGGACGCAAACCTACAGCGGCCACAAGATCACTCCGACGCACCTGCTTCCGTCGCAGGTCTTCCGCGCCGACATCGAGCACGCCCTGTCGATGAAGTGCCGCTATAACGGCCACTGCAAGCGCTTCTATAGCGTCGCCGAGCATTGCGTCTTCGTCGCAGCGATCCGCGGAATGCTTCAAATCTTGCATTTGCCGCGTCCGTGTGAAGTCATCGATCTCATCACCCGCAGAGCTGAAGATGAAGACACGGACTTCCGGATCCTCGTGATCCGTGAAGCACTCGAGGCGAGTGATGGGATGGGCTTGAATCAGCTTCGCCGCGCGCTGCTTCACGACGGAAGCGAGTATGCCCTGATCGACGTACCGACGCCGCTCAAGCGAGCGATGCCGGAGTACAAGGTCTGGGAACGAATCGCAGAGATTGCGATTTTTGATCGCTTCGCGGTAGAACATGAGAGCGACGCAACGATCGGCAAGACCTGCGACGTTGCTGCTCTCTTCTCCGAGAAGTCGCGGCTTCTCCTGCATCACCTTCCTGGCTGGGGCGCCGAGATCAAACGCGATACCTACGCGACGATCGCCGCTGAGATGATCGCGCCGCGCTGCAAGATCGGCAAGTCGCCGGAGAAGGCGAAGAAGCTCTTTCGCGAAGCCTGGAACCTGTTCGAGATCGGAGATTGAAGATGTCAGGAGACAACGAACTCAAGGTCGGCACAAAGTACGGCGCCGGAAAACCGCAGCCGTCGCTCGTCCCCTACGAAGCGATCGCGTGGCTCGCTCGCGTGCTCGAGTATGGGGCGTCGAAGTACGCCCGCGACAACTGGCGGAAGCTGGATTCCGAAGCGGATCGTATTAAGCTCCTCGACGCGCTGGAGCGTCACGTCGGCGAGTTCAAGAGCGGCGTCGTGTTCGACGTCGAGAGCAAGATGCCGGTCATCGCTCACGTCCTTTGCAACGCCGCCTTTCTGACTTACTTCCTCGCGCGCGACGGGATCTCGGGGAGCAACCCGCACGAACTGACCGACGAGCAGCGGCAGGCGCTCGCCGACGCGAAAGTACTCGGCGAGCGGCTCGCTCGCGAGGCGAAGATGAAGGAATGCGACAAGCTCGACGCTTCCTTCATCGTTCCCGAGGGTCTCAGTAAGATCTCGAGGGCCGAGAAGATTGGTCAAGAGATCTCCCTTCGCTCGCGGCTCCGCGTTGGGTTCCCGACGCTTCCGAGCGAGGTCGAGGTGCTTCGCGCTGAACTCGCGGACTGCCGCAGGCAGTTGCAGCAGTCTGAGATCGACGCGAACCAGCTGGCAATCATGCCTACCACGAAGGATTCCAAGTGATCACCTCTCGACGCACCTCCGAAGCAGCCGAGGCTCTGATCGGCAAGCGCATCGACGTCGGCCCTTGCGGCTACGTCACCCTGATCGACTACATGGGGACCGACCGATCGATCGTGGAGGCGGCTCGCGTCTCCTACGGTCGCACCGAGGATCGCTCTGACGCGGAGGACAGGAAAAACCTTCGATACATGATGGCGCACCGCCACACCTCGCCCTTCGAGATGTGCGAGATCAAGGTGCTCTGCGACCTCCCGATCTTCTGTGCGCGCCAGATGATCAGGCACCGCACGGCGAACGTAAACGAGGCCTCCCTCCGCTACAGCGAAGCGGCCGACGTGTACTTCGTTCCGCCCGCGGAATCCTGCGCCCCGCAGAGCTCGGCGAATAAGCAGGGGCGCGAAGAGACCGCGATCGACGGCGAGAACGCCGCGGAGATTCGCAGGCTGATCGCGGGTCACAACGTCGAGAGCCACGCGCTCTACGAGCGACTCGCGAAAGAGCTCGGCCTCACGAGGGAACTCGCCCGCGTGGTCCTCCCGGTCTCGCTGCACACGCGATGGATCTGGAAGATCGACGTTCACAACCTCCTGCACTTCCTCGCGCTCCGCTGCGACCCGCACGCGCAGAAGGAGATCAGGGAGTTCGCCGACGCCATCGCGTCGATCGTGCAAGCGTGGCTCCCGTGGACATGGGAGGCCTTCGTCGACTACCGCATGAGCTCGACGACGCTGAGCCGGATGGAGGGGCGGGCGCTCGCCGACTTCGTGTCGCGATACGCCGGCCTTTCGCGATCTCGCGAACGCCTCCGCGAATGCCTCGAGGCGCAGGGCCTCGTCGGCCGCGAGGTGTCCGAGGGCGTCGCCAAGATCGCCAAGCTCCTCGAGCTCGAGTAGATCGCCGATCGTGATCGCCGCATTCTGTCCGACCGCCCATTGAGAAACGCAGGAGAATTGCACATGTCGATGAGTCCCTATGCGCACACGATCATGACCCAGCGATACAGCCACGACCTCCCCGGAGGCGGTAAGGAATCATGGTCTCAGATCGCGAAGCGAGTCGCCGAGGGCGTGTTCTACGGCGCTGCTGCAGCGTGCCGATCGATCAATGTGGACCACGACCTCGTGCGGTACGTGACGATGCTGATCGAGACTCGCAAGTTCATCCCGGGCGGTCGCTACCTCGCGGCGACGGGCCGTGAGCTGCATCAGACGCAAAACTGCGTCCTCCTGCGCGCCGAGGATTGCCGCGAAGGATGGGGCCAGCTCCTGGATCACTCAGCGACGGCGCTGATGACCGGCGCTGGCGTCGGCGTGAATTACTCCGAGCTCCGCGCCGAAGGAACCCCGCTGCGTCGCGCGGGCGGCTTTTCGTCGGGACCGATCGCCCTCATGCAGGCGATCAACGAAGTCGGCCGAGCCGCGAAGTCCGGCGGCAACCGCCGCGCCGCACTGTGGGCCGGCTTGCGATGGTCGCACCCTGACGCTGAGAAGTTCATCGACATGAAGGACTGGCCCGATGAGATCAAGGCGCTGAAGGCGAAAGATTACGCATTTCCTGCGACCATGGATCACACGAACGTCTCGATCTGCCTCGACGACGAGTTCTTCGCGGCGATCCACGATCCGCAGCACCCGCGGCACGAGCTCGCGAATCGCATCTACTGGAAGGCGCTCCGCTCCGGCCTGCAGAACGGAGAGCCCGGCTTCTCCGTCGACGTCGGCGAGAACGCAGGGGAAGATCTTCGCAACGCGTGTACCGAGGTCACGTCGCGCGACGACTCTGACATCTGCAACCTCGGGTCGATCAACCTCGCGAAGATCGCCGATCGATGGGAGATGGAATCCGTGACGCGCGCGGCGACGGCGTTCCTCCTCGCCGGCACGGAATACTCGCATGTCCCGTACCAGAAGATCGCTGAGATCCGCCGCAAGAATCGCCGCCTCGGCCTCGGCCTCATGGGGATCCACGAGTGGCTGATGGTCCGCGGGAAGCGCTACGCTCCCTGTGTTGACCTCATGCCGATCCTCGACGCTTACCGGCGATGCAGCGATGCGTCCGCGATCGAACATGCGGACGCGTGGGGCCTTTCGCGCCCCGTGAAATGCAGGGCGATCGCTCCGGTCGGGACGATCGGCGGTCTCGCCGATACGACCACGGGTGGAGAGCCGCTCTTCTCCGCGGCCTACAAGCGTCGCTATCTCAAGGGAACGACCTTCATGTGGCAGTACGTCGTCGATCCGACCGCCAAGCGCCTGGTGCAGGAGGGGATGGATCCGGACGCGATCGAAGACGCTTACTCGATCTCGCGGAAACCGACCGATCGCGTCGACTTCCAGGTCTGGCTGCAGCAGTTCGTCGATCACGGGATCAGCAGCACGATCCAGCTCTCCCCGTGGGGGAGCGAGTGGAACAACGAGAGCCTCGTCCGCAAGTTCGGCGAGGAACTGCTCGAGCGCCTCCCGCGGCTTCGCGGGATCACGATGTATCCCGACGGCGCACGGGCGGGTCAACCCCTGAATTCCGTTCCGCTGCGAGAGGCGCTCGGGCACGAGGGCGAAGTCCACGAAGAGCAAGGCGATTCGTGCTCGCTGCGCTCGGGCGGTTCCTGTGGCGCGTGAGTCGTGGTAGGTTGTGAGTGGGCTTAGCCCACGAGGTCGTCATTGGAACGGCTGCCCATTTCGACGCCGTCGTCAATCGGCGCGAGGTTTTTGCGGGGTTCTTCTAATCAGGCTAGGATACCGCTCATCTCGAGCGGAGATGCAGGTTCAAATCCTACGCCCCGCACTAGGCGATGCAAGAGGCCATAAGCCAGAGGCGAAGTCGCCGATTAGCCGCCGGACCCTAAGAACGGTCCGGCGGCTTCCTTCGTCTCGCGATCCGGTGCATGATGCACGCGATGCCCCCATTTGCTCACCTGTCCTTTAGGTCAGATTACTCTCCGCTCAAGAGCTGTCTAACGATTCGAGCAGCGTGTGAGCGCGCGAAGGCGATGGGTCACGCTGCAGTCGGTCTCACGGACTGCGGAACGATGCGAGGGATCTACGATCTCCACGAGGAAGCGACTCGCGCTGGAATCCGACCGATCTACGGCGTGAGCGTCGCCCTGGTCCCTGACGCGAGGCGCCGAGCTGTCTCAAAGGAAGAGAAGGACGCCGCGCTCGTAGGGGTTCCCCGCGAGCGCTGGCACGAGGTTATCGCCGAGCTTGGCGGAGCTGCGACGGATCGCGATCCTCCGCAGTGGATCAACCTGTGGGCCGAGGACGACATCGGGCTCCGCTCGCTCTTCCGGCTCACGAGTGAGAGCTGGATCGACGGGTTCTACTACAGGCCGCGCGTCGATCTTGTCTCACTGCAGCGTCACGCCGAAGGCGTGCATTGCGGGACCGCAGGATTCGACGGTGCCTTCGGCACGCTCGCGCAAGCGAAGCAGCGAGAAGCCGAGCAGCTTGTCCTGGCGCTTCGGAGGATCTACGGCGAGCGCATGAGCCTCGAGGTGCAACCTCATCGCCTCCTCGCGCAGGCGCGAACAAACCAACTCGCCCTGAAGCTCTCGCAGCGCTACGGGATCCCGCTCGTCGCCACGCAATGCGCCCACTACCTCGACGCCGCTGACCTGAAGCACCACCGCATGCTCGCTTCGCTCGGCGGATCCGAAGGCCTCGACGAGGCCGGCATGCCCGGCAACGACCACTGGTTCAAGTCGGCCGAGGAGATGGTCGCTGGATTCCAGGCGAATCACCCAGCGATGAGCGAGGTAACGATCAACGAAGCGATGGATCGGGCCGGAGAGCTCGCGCAGCGCTTCTCAGCGAAGCTCACGATCGACAAGGTGAATATGCTCGTCCCCGAGATCGACGACGCTGCCGCGAAGCTGCGCCGCGCTTGTGAAGCTGGATGGGAGCGCAGGAAGATCAACGCGAAGTGCGCCGCGCTCGCTGATAAGAACGGAACGACCTTCGAGCTCGAGCGCGACCGATACGCCGCGAGGCTCGAGCGGGAGCTTGCAGCGCTCGCCGAGAAACGCTTCGAGCCGTACGTGCTTCTCGTCGCCGACGTTTACGACTTCGCAAGGGCGTCGGGTATCTACTCCGGACCCGGCCGCGGATCTGCAGCAGGCGCCCTCTCCTGCTGGCTCACGGGTATCACTGCAGTTGATCCGCTCGAGCATGATCTGCTCTTCGAGCGTTTCATCTCCCCGCAACGTAACGACACGCCCGACATCGACATGGACTTCGAGCGTGATCGGCGACACGAGATCGTCGAGTACCTACGATCGAAGTACGGCGCGGATCACACGGCACAGATCTGCACGTTCTCAAAGCTCAAAGGTCCGGTCCTCTTCAACAAGATCACGAAGGCTCTATGCCTCGTCGATCCGGTACTTCCTGCGATCCGCAAGGCGATCGACAAGCTCTCGGAAGATCGCAAGGCAGGAGACAAGCGCTATCGTTGCACTGCTGTCGACGCTATCTCCGATCCGCAGTTCGCGGAGTTCGCTGCAGAACATCCCGAGCTCGCCGATCACTGTGGACCACTCGAGGGCCTCATGAAGCACTCGGGCAAGCATCCAGCGGCGATGGTCGTTTGTCCGATCCCGCTCTGCGACGTGCTACCGCTCGAGACCACAACTGCGGACAAAGGTTCGAGTGCCCGATCGATCGTCACTGCCGTCGATATGCAGGGAGCGAGCGCGATGCGAGCTCTAAAGCTCGACGTTCTCGGGCTCAAGACGATGACTGTGATCCGCCTCGCGTGCGAGTCGATCTCGGAGCAGGAAGGAAGAAGCTTCGGGCTCGCCGATCTCGAGGCCTTGCCTCTGAACGATCCGCAAGTGATCGCGGCGTTTACTGCCGGCCGCCTCGACGGAGTGTTTCAGTTCGAGACGCCAAGCGCGCGGCGAGTCTGCAAGGGCCTTCGCTTCCAGAACTTCGGGCACGTCGCAGCGATGAACGCGATCAACCGCCCTGGCACGACGACGTCGGGCATGTATCACGAATTCGTCAAGCGCGTGAACGATCCGTCGAAGCGTGAAACGATCTACTGCGAGAAGATCGATCGGATCACGGACGATGCAGCGGGAGTCATGTGCTATCAGGAGCACGTCTCGCGAATCCTCATCGAAGTCGCGGGCTTCACTCCCGGCGACGCTGACACCGTGCGCCGCAAGATCAGCAAGTCGAAGGGTAAAGAACAGATCGCGAAGGAAGCGCCCGCGATCCGCGAAGGCTGCGCGAAACACACACCCGAGATGTCTCCTGAGAAGGTCGAGGCACTCATCGATCAGATGATCGACTTCGGGCGGTACAGCTTCAATAAGTCGCACGCGGTTGCCTATGCCGTGGTCTCTTACTGGTGCATGTGGCTGAAGATTTACCACCCGCTCGAGTTTTGGGCGGCGATGCTGAGCTGTGAGAACGATAAGAAGGACGCGGCACAGCACGTGCGCGCAGCTCTCAAGGACAACGTGAGGTTGATGGGCCCTTGCGTGAGCAAGAGCAAGATGGTTCTGTCGGTGGATTCGCAAGCGTCCGCGATCCGTTCTGCGATCGTCGATGTTGCTGGGATCGGCGAAGCGACTGCAAAGGCGATCGTTGCTGCGCAGCCGTTCAAGTCACTCGACGACTTCGGAGAGCGCATGGTGCGGACGCCCAAACCGCCCAAGCTTCCGAAGGGCGCAGCGAAGCCGATCAAGGATCCGAAGAAGAAGCCGATCAAGATCAACCGCAAGCACTTCGCGGCTCTTGTGGAATCCGGCGCCTTCGACTCCCTGCCTGGAGCTCCGACGCGCAGGCAGCTAATGGAGCAGATCGATGACTTCTGGGATGCGATGAAAGGCGGAGCAGACGCGCCGGAGCCCGATGGCGGCGAGGACTTCACGGAATCCAGGAAGGAAGAGCTGGCCGCTGCAGTTACAACGACCGCAACCGATCGATGGGCCACGCTCGCCGAGTCGCTGCCAATCGTGATCGCTGACATGCAAGACGAGGAGTTCATGGAGGTGCACGCGGAAGACGCGGGTACATGGATTCGCGGAACGCTCGAGGCTTGCCGAATGTACTCGGTCGGTCAATACAACCCCGAGCCAGCGACACAGGAAGAGAAGGACAAGATCGGCTGGGGGAAGCCTTACGCGTCTGGCATGGTGACCGACGCCGGAGGTGCTCGTGTGAAGGTGAAGATCGAAGGCGATGCTTTCGATCGTTACGAGAAAATGGTGCGCGCAGCGAAGCCGATCGACGTGCTCGTGCTCGGTAAGGTCGGGCGACCGTGGGGCAAGTATCAAGCGACCTACAAGGCGATCTTGATCGTGCCTATGCAAGCGATTGCGGACGCTGCAAAGAGCCCCGACGAAGTACCATCGCTCGAGGTCCTCGCGGCTCGCGCGACTCCAGGTCACCTCGCGTTCGCTTACAGATCGAAGGACGACGAGCGCAGATCAAAGTGGCGATTCGATTCCCTGCCCGCGAAGTGTCGCGCGCAGGAAGTTGGCGGCGCGACCGAGGTTACTGTGGTCGTCGTTGGAACACTTGTAGGACTTCGCCGGAAGCACGACAAAAACGACAACGAAATGGCCTGGATCAGCTTGCTCGGGAAAACCGGCTGCATTGAAGCGACATGTTTCTCGAGGCAGTGGGGCGGACTTTCCAAGGAAGTCCAAGAATCCAAGTTCGGGGACGTTATGCGTCTCGAGCTCCGTTGGCAGGGAGACGGATTTGTGGTACAAGGGCTTATAACAAACTTCACCGCTGCCAAGGCAGCAAGGAAAGCGAAGAAGACATCATGAGCAAGAAGATCACGAACACCATCGACGACGTGCTGCGCAACAACGACGCGCACCGCATGGCCTGCCGCAAGTGCGGCACGAAGCATGACACGAACGACATCATCAAGTCCTTCTTCGACAGCGTGCTCGAGAAGCTCGGCGCGGGCGAAGAGGTCTACATCCACGGCTTCGGCCGCTTCATGCCGAAGATGATCGCTGGCCGCAAGCAGATGGTCGGTCTTCCGACCGTCACCGGCGGCACGGCCGACGATCCGAAGCCACCAGTCGAGATCAGCTTCGCCGATCGCAAGGGGATCAAGTTCCGGATCTGCGGCACCGCCAAGAACGTCCTGAATCCCAAGCTCGCGAAGGCGAAGCAGGCCGCGAAGGCGAAGTCGGAGAAGGCGAATGCCGCGAAGAAGACCGACGGCAAGTAGATCGACGACGAGAACCGGCTGCTATTCCTCGGGCCTCCTCCCTCGTGTAGGGTGGAGGCCCGAGCTACAAAAGGATTCTAACAATGGCCAACGATGACAAGAGCGCTCTTCGACGCACCACTCCGATCGGTATCGCTGACTACCCACACCTCGGCGCGCCCGACGGCAAGTTCGCCAAGGGTAACGCGCCCAACTACAACTGCAAGGTCTGCATCGCCAAGGACAGCAAGAACTATGAGGCAGCCTGCGCGCTGCGCGACGAGCTCGACGCGTGGTACGACGAGGCGGTTCCGCGTTTGATCGCGGAGGCTGAGGAGGAGCTGAAGAAGAAGAAGAAGAAGCCGGTCGACTTCAAACCCTCGACGAAGCCGTGGGGCACCGATCCCGACAAGGGCGTCTGCTTCAATGCGAAGATGCTCGCCTACTACGAACGCGAGGGCGAGCGCGTGGAGATGCGGCCCGGCGTTTACGACGCCAAGGGCAAAGAGATCACCGCACTCGTCGAGAAGGGCAAGATCAAGATCGGCGGAGGCAGCGAGGTGCGCACCACCTTCCTGATCCACGAGTTCGTCAACGGCAACAACGTCGGCATCTCGCTCCGCCTCGAAGGTGTTCAGCTCATCAAACCGAAGAGCTCGGGGCGCGACGCGAGCTCCCTCGGATTCGGCGTGGTTGAGGGTGGCTTCGACGGCAACAGTGTCGAAGATTCCGGCGAGGACGAGAGCAGCAGCGAGTCCGGCGGGAAGCAGGAGGTCGATCTCGACGATGATGACGGCGATCAGAGCGACGCCGATGACGACCGCGAGTACGCGAACAAGAACGCCAAGAGCGATGGCAAGGGCAATCGCAAGAGCGGCAAGTGATCTAGTTCGCGAACACTGAGCAGAAACCAGGAGGACCGGCGATGACTAGCAAAGCAAAATCATCGCCGGTCCTCTTTCGCGAAGTCACCTCCTGCGAGGTGCGCGAGATGGCCGCTCGCATGCGTCTTGCCTTGCCGATCCGTGCAGACGTGCGGCTCGTCAAAATGAAGAGTGCTATTTACGTCGGATTCGCAAGTAGGGTCGGCCGCAAGGCAACGATTCATTATCGCAGCGGCCTGACAAACAACGAGTTCCTTGACGTTTTGATCCACGAGTGGGCGCACCTCCATTCAGGTGACCTCGGACATGGGAATAAATGGGGAAGGTCGTACGCAGCCGCCTATCGTGCGTTTCACGACCTGAATTGCACGTAGCGTCCTCGGGTGCACTCAAAGGACCACGTATCGTTTCGAGCGGTCTTGCTCGCTGATTATCACCTCTCGAACCGCTTGCCGCACGCAAGGACGTTGCCAGGCGAGGGCGGTATCACCGATCGATTCAAGGACCAGCTCGAGGTCGGACGCAAGGCGATCGAAGTAGCAAAGCGGATCGGCGGCCCGATCATCGTGGTCGGTGACTTCTACGACAAAGCACAACTTGACCCGATCACGCTCACGGAATCCATTCGCATGATGGTCGACTCCGGCGTGGAATGGTGGATCCTTCCAGGGAATCACGACTCTGCCTCCCTGTCCGGCGGTCGCTTCAATGTCGAAGCTCTCGGGATCATGGGGTGCGACAAGGTTCGCACGCTCTCAATCGACGACTGCTTCGTTCGCAGCGGATGGGAACTCCGCTTCCTGCCTTTCGCTTCGATCCCCGAAAACCGAGAGCAACTTGCGATCCTTCGCGATCGTCCGATCGTTCAAGGATCCAAGCGGATCCTCTTCGCGCACCAGGCGATCTTCGGCTGCAAGGTGGATTCCGGCTGGATCGACGACAAGGGGATCAACCCCGAGGAAATGTGTCGCGGGTGGGATGAGGTTGTCCTCGGACACTTCCACGATCGGCAGGAGTTCGGACCTCCCGCGAAACACCGCGAAGGACAGGTCGGCCGATACGTTGGATCGCCGATGCAGTTCAAATATAACGACTCCGGCTCGCTTCGCGGCGGGCTCGTGATGACCCTCGGGCTCGATGGATCGGCGAGCTTTGAGCATGTGGACCTCGGCGCCAGGAAGTTTTGGCAGATTGAACGCGGAGACTCCCTACCCGAAGGCTGCGATCCGACGCGAGACTTCGTGCGCATGATGGTTCGCTCGCTTGGCGCAGAGCGAGACGTCGAGCTCGGCGCTGCTGAGCATGAGAGCGGCTTGCTTGGCGCGAACGTTCAAGCGAAGCACGTTCAGATCTATCAACACGAGGCACGCGGGGCGAGTGGCCTCGCAGAGCTCTCGCTGCCTCCTGCAGCGCTCGTCGAGCGGTACGTGACACACGAGTCGGTCGTCACGGGCGCGATGGATCGCCGCGAGCTCATCCGCGTGGGCCGCGAGATCGCCGATCGTGCGCAGGGAGGTGCCGATCGTGACGCGCCGTGCGCCAAGATCCTGCAGTTTCGTTGCAAGGATCTGCTCTTGTTTTCCGAGGTTGATCGGTCGCTTGAAAACCTCGGCTTGATCTTTGTGTTCGGTCGCAACGATGACACGGACGGCGCGCAGAGCAACGGCTCGGGGAAGTCGTCGCTTGCGAAGGCGATCGCGTGGATCGTGTACGGCGAAGCGATCGATGGTGAACAGCCAGACGGCTTCATTCGCAGCGGTTGCCCGAAGGGCTGGGGCGAGGTGGATCTCGACGTCGACGGGAAGCAGTGGACGATCCGCAGGAGCCGCACGCGAGGGACGACGAACCTCTCCCTGATCAGCCCCGCGGGTGATCAGGTGATCGGGAAGAAGCGGGAGATCCAAGAGCAGATCGAGCGGCTCATGGGGATGAGCTTTCGCGCTTGGCGCACGATCTGCTGCCATGCTTCCGCGGCTTCAGATCCGAACTACTTCTCGGCGCCATGGTGCGGCGACGCAACGCGGAAAGAGATCCTCCACGCCTGCCTCGGGACCGGATCGTTTGATCCGTGCGTCGAAGAAGTGAAGCGCAGGAAGCAAGGGATCGACGAGCTCGCTGCAGCCGCGAGCGTGAAGCTCGCGGCTTGTCGTGCGCGGCTCTCCGACGTCGACGTTGCCGCTGAGCAGCGCCGCTGCGACCGCTGGGAATCCGACAAGGCGAAGCGAGTTAGGGATCTGCAAGCGAAGCTCTCGCGCATCGAGTCGGCGCCTCCTCCGGACTTCGCGCCGCTCGAGGCCGACGTGGCGCGCTGCGCTGCGCTGGTTCCCGAGGCGGAGCAGGCGGAGCACGTCGCCCGCGAGGCCCTCGACGAGGCCTCTAGCAGCCTCCAGGTTGCGCGCGAGGAGGCGGCGAGCTGCGAGGCTGCGGCCGATCGAATCGCCTCGCAGCGCGCCTCCAGGGAGGCCAGGGAGGCTCGCTCCGCAGTCACGCAAGCGCTAGCGAAACACGAGCGGGCCGCGAGTGACCTCGCGGGACTGTCCGGCGATGCGTGCCCGACATGCGGATCGGCTCTTGCTGAAGGTGCCGCACATGTGCACGTCGTCGAGCTGCAAGAGCGCGAGGTAGCGGCGCGCGACTCCCTGCGCTCCGCGAAGCTTCACGCAAAGCAGAGCGAGGAACGTGTAGCGAAGCTCGAGGCGCTTGTCGCTGCTGCAGATTCGGCAGCGAAGGTCGTCGCACGTTGCGAGAAGACCGAAGCGAGACGGAAGCTTGCGCTCTCCGAGGCAGGCCGCGCGACGATCGCGGCACAGCGTGAAGCCTCGAGGGCCCGCGAAGCGCTTGCGGTCGCTCGTGAATCGGCGAGCGCCGACGAGGCGAAGCGGGCGGAAGCCAAGTCGATCGCGAAGCGCCTTCGCGAAGTTCAGGCGGAGCGATGCCCGCACGAGTCGGCGCTAGCGAATGCAACGGAACGCGAAAAGTTCCTGCGCGCCGAAGAGGCAGCACTTCGCAGCGATCTTGCCGATCTTGCTGCCGAAGGATCGCTCGTCGGTTTTTGGGCGCACGGCTTCTCAGCGCAAGGCCTTCCTTCAATGTTGCTTGACGGCGCGATGGCACCGTTTACCGAGCGCGCGAATCACTGGCTCGCGATCCTCACGGACGGCGACATTTCAGGGACGATCACAACGCAAAAAGAGCTCAAGTCCGGCGAGTCGCGTGACCGCATCAATCTCGAGTGGACGATCGAAGGGTTGCAGGGAGTGACTCCGAGCGATGCTCAGCGCACGAAGATCCGGATCGCTTGCGATCTGTCATTGATGGATCTCGCGGAAGCTCGCGGGATCCGGAGTGACCTCGCGGTCTTCGATGAGGTCTTGGACGGCTGCGATGATGTTGGAACCCAGCGGATGTTGCAACTCCTCGCAGCGGTGCGCGAGCGCCGATCGACGGTGCTCGTGATCTCGCATGAAGCCGGTATGTCGGAAGACTTCGAGGGCGGCTTGTGTGTTGTGAAGTCCGGGGGTAGCTCTCGCATCGAGAGCTGTTAGAGTGACAATCGATGCCAAACTATTACAAGACAGTGCAAGTGATCGTTGTGTGCGTGTGCGTTGTCATCGTTGCCCTCTCGTGCTTCGCTCCCGAGGTTGCCATCGAGTGCGCGAGGAAGCTTTGAAAGTACGACCCCCAGCGACCTACCAGGGCGGTAAGCAGCGCCTCGCCGAGGAGATCGTCGCGATCTGCCTCGCGACCCGCAGCAAGCTCGACGTACCTCCGGACTTCGCCGACCTGTGCTGTGGGTCCGGGGCCGTGACGATCGCCGCGAGGCTCGCCGGGATCCCGCCCGAGTCGATCATGATGGTCGACTCGGGCCCGTGGGGTCACGTGTGGATGAAGGTCGCCGAAGGCAAGTTCTCGCTCGAGGCGCTCCGCAGGATCGCCGCAGCAGTCCCGAAGATCCCCGAGCAACAAGCGGACTTCCTGCGCGAGCTGCTGAAGCAGCCGATCGACGTCGACCGCGCCGAGACCTTCCTGATCCTGCAGGCAGGATCGTTCGGCGGCGCGGCGATCGATGATTCCGCAGGGAGGTGGAAGGGTGGACCTCGCAACTTCTGGCGGAGCCCGAAGGATCCGAAGAAGTGGACCGGCACGATGATGCCGTGCGCCGACGAGGTCGTGCGCCGAATGGAAGTGCTCTGCGAGCTCCTGCTCGGCGTCGTCGCGTGGCGCGGCGACTTCCTGAAGGTCCACGGCGAGAGCGGGATCATCTACGTCGATCCTCCCTATGTTGGGACTTCCGGTTATGCCGGGAAAAAGACCGTCGAGATCGACTTCCCCACATTCGCCACACGGAATCCGAAGGCCGAGGTGTGGGTGAGCGAAGCTCGAGCGATCGGGCCGCACGCGAGGATGCTTCACGCGGGTCGTGCGATGGGTGGGATCTCGGGGAAGCGCAAGCGAGCGAATGAAGAATGGCTCTCGCGCGTCGAGCCGCTCGCGTGAAGTCGGGTGGTAGCTCTCGCGCCGAGAGCTGTAGGGTGTGTGCATGCTCCGGCCCTTTTTCAAATTCTACGGTGGCAAGTGGCGTGCCGCTCCCCACTACCCTGCACCGCGCTACGCCCGAGTGGTCGAGCCCTTCGCTGGGGCCGCGGGATATTCGACGCGCCACCATGACCGGGATATCGTCCTTGTGGAGCGCGACCCCATCATCGCCGGTCTGTGGCGCTGGCTCATCGGCGCAACGGAGGCGGAGGTGCTCGCCCTTCCGCTGGAGATCCCCACCACCGTGCGCGACCTCGGGCTGGCGCCGGGTCCATCGGCGCTGATCGGCTTCTACTGCAACAGCGGGGCGACGGCGCCGATGCAGTCGCCGAGCGCGTGGATGCGGCAGGGCACGAACGTCGGTTCGTTCTGGAGCGCCAAGGTCCGCGCTCGCATCGCTGATCAGGTCGGCGCGATCCGGCACTGGACGGTCATCGAGGGTGATTACTCGGAGGCGCCTGCCAAGGAGGCGACGTACTTCGTGGATCCGCCCTACGCCAACAAGGCGGGTTCGTACTACCGGACCAGGTTCACGAACCACGCCGCCCTCGGCGAGTGGTGTCGCACGCGCCCCGGACAGGTCATCGCGTGCGAGAACGACGGCGCGACGTGGCTGCCCTTCCGTCACTTTCGCAACATCCAATCCAACCCCAGCAAGCGGGGGAAGGGCCGCAGCGCCGAGGCCGTGTGGCTGTCCGATGAACAATGCAACGACGTAGATGAGGATCTCGGGGAAGCGCAAGCAACCGAATGAAGAATGGCTCTCGCGCGTCGAGCCGCTCGCGTGAGTGAGGCACGGTCGCTGGGTGAACGATCAAGCATTGACAGCAACGCGAGCCGCTCCCGTCGACGTGGGCGTGAAGTCGGGCAGGGCGAACGCGGGACTTGAAGCTCCCGAAGAATTCGAGGTCGACGCCGCGAACCTCGAGGGCCCGCCCGACGAGGGCGAGCGACGCGTCGAGCTTCGCTGCGAACTGCGCACCGGGACAAAAGTCCAGCTCTCCATGCATCGTCCGGACCCCGACGGCCCGGTGCTCGCGCAGCTCTGCGGGTCGCCGATCCCGAGCAACCTCACCATCCGCGAGCTCAGGGCTCTATCGCTACTCATCGAGCAAGCGATCGAAGCGGGGGACGACCTGTGACTCTACCGATCGACGAGGTGCTCCGAGCTCTCACGAGCGCAAGCAACGTTGCTGCCAACTTAGTATCAACGGCCGATCGCGCCGCAGGAATGGTCGGTCGTGGCTCGCCGAAGTGGCATCGTTGGCGAAGCTTGCGGTTGCGAATCCGTGCAGTCAACATCGAGGCGAAGCGGCCCGACAAAGCGCGAGCACTTCGCATTCGTGCCGCGTTGCATCTGGCGCACGGTGGCGCAGTCACCGTCGAGGATTCGCTTGCGCTTCTCGCGGGCCGAGAGCCGTTTGCGGGGACGACATGAACGATCAACTTGCACTCCAGCTCGTGGCGCTCGCTTGTCTGTTTTTGTCCATCGCTCCGTTGTTTAGTAGGAGTTCACGATGATTGTCGCCGGCTGGGACGTGAGCCCGAATCACTGCGCTGCAGTCGGTATCAGCGCAACGACTCACAAGGTCGCATGGATCGCCGTTGCATGCGAGGCGAAGCGAACGATCGCGAAGCTCGAGGAGTGGTCGCGCGAGCACAAGATCAAACTCGCGAGCTGCCTCCTCCTGCCGAAACTCGAGGGGGTCGGTAAGCACACAAAGAGCATCAATCGCATTTATCACCTCGCTCCGCTCTTCGATTTGTGGTGTTCCGCGGAGTGCTCGGCGATCTGCATCGAAGACTACGCCGTCGGCGCAGCTCACGGATCGCACTATATCGGCGAGATCGGAGGTCTCGCTCGTCTCTCCATGCTGCGCGCCAAGATCGGATTCCGCTTGATCGGAGTCAAGTCGGCGAAGAAGGTCGCGACAGAATCGGGCAACGCAACGAAGCTGCAGATGAAAGAGGCCGCGATCAAAGCCGGCCTCCTGCTTCCCGAAGTTGACGCGCAAACGCAGGAGGATTTGTGTGATGCCTTCGCGATGGCGCAGTGTCTCGCGTGGGAGATCAAAGCGAAGGCACAAGGGATCGGCGAGTGCCCGAAGCACGTACGGGAAGTCTTGCTCTCGAAGAGCAAGGCGAATCCGACGCCGATCTTGTCGCGAGGTCTGCACTTCGCCGCGAGCTAGTGGTACGAGGTGATATGAAGTTCATCAAGTCCTACGAATCAACGGAGATGGATCGCGTTGCGGCCGTCGAGTTCCAAGTCGTTGCAAATCCTTCGATCGAAGAGCAAAGCGTCGCCAAGATGATCGCCGCTGCCGCCGCTGCCACCGGCAGGCAAGACGCGGCGAGTCTGTCGCTCATCGATATCGCGGGCCGCGGAACGATCGGCGAGCTTATCAACGATCTCGTCAAGCGGACCCAGCGCAGCTTCACGATCTGCAGGGTGTGGATCCACAAAGCGGGAGCCTAGCTCTCCTGCTCGCAACGTGGCAACCTGCGACGATATGGATCGCAGGCTCATCGTCGACGGCAAGAATCTACTATGGAAGTCGTGGGATGGTTCGCTCGGGGCTGCATTCAAGCCCGAGCGGATCGTCGCGACGTTCTTTCGCAAGCTCAGGGAGCTTCGCGAACATACTGGAATCCGCGAGGTGCTGATCGCATGGGAAGGCGACACCTCGACGAACTTCCGACTCGAGATCTTCCCGGCATACAAGGCGCATCGCGACAACGATGCGATCGGAAAGCTCGAGGTGTGCTCCGCGATCCCATTGACGATCGCAGCCGCTTGGCACTGTGGGATCGAGCAGTGGTGCGGACGAGACGCGGAGGGTGACGACGCGATCGGTTACCTGTCCACGCTCGGACCTTGCACGAT